CTTCATGACCAGCTTGCTCTCGAATAGTATTTATATTTATCTTTTGGTCGAATAACGAAGATATATATGTTTTCCGTATCTTATGACTACTTTTCTTCATCACGCCAGCTTCAACACATAAGTCAGTCAAATATTGACTAAAAGCAGAAGTAGTACCACGAATACATCCTTGACTTTTAATAAATATAAAATCTTGGTCATAATATCCATATTCCATATTTGTTTTTTTAATCTGTCGTAAAATCTTTTTAGCAGACTCATTGAGATAGACTTTACGATCTCCTGCAACAGATTTTGTGTATGGAACAATTGTGTAACCATTAGAAATGGATTTTAATTCTCCATCAATTTCTTTGATTGTATAATCTTCAACTTCCATACGTCGAATATGAATATAGTTATCTTCAACATCAGACCATTTGATTGCACAAATTTCTGAAATACGAAGACCTAACTGAAAATTTAACAAAATCATCAATGGAGTAGTACACCAAGGATGTTCTGCAATTTTCTTTTTTGCAGCATCACATATTTTTTTTTGTTCATCAACAATAAATACCTGAGTGTTACTTTTGGGTTTTTCTTTACGTGTAAACAAATTAGATTTAATTCTTACTCTGCGAAACGGATTATCTTTCAACAAATTCAATTCTGGTTCACAAGCATAGTCTAAACACTGGCGCATAATAATCGACATATTATAATATTGCTTTTTTGTCAGCGAATATTTTTTAATTATATTATGCGCCCATTCATTAAGAGTAAGATAAGTCAAATCCACTAATGCGACTTGTGTGATGCTAGTATTTTTATAATATTTATCCCAATCAACTAAAATACGTCTAGCATAAGATGTGGCATTGGTTTGAGAAGCCTTATATTTGAGCCAGAGAGGGAAAATAGTTTCAAGGGTATAAATATTTTCCTTGATGTATTTTTCGTCCTCTACAGCCGAATATGAAGCTATAATGGCATTTTCTAAGTCGTGTAAGTGTGTTTTCGCAATTAACCTCCTTCCTGTTTTTTTAGATGGATCAAGAATAGTTGTTTTCCAACGTCCATCTTTGTCTTGAAAAATTTTGTACTGATGTTGAGATAATAATCTCTGTCTTTCTGTTTCTTTCATTTTATTTCGTACATCATCAAGGTTAATCATACCTTGTTGCTGTAGAAATATCAACATATCGTTTGAATTTATATCGTTAATTTGTATCACTCCTTAAAAAATAGAAAATATAAGAAAATAGGGTAGTATCAAAAATGATACTACCCTAAAATTATTATTCTGCTTTTATTTTAATAGCTTCCATTCTTTTACCGATCCCAAGCGTACCTTGCAGATTCATATAATCGCTCGCCCAGCCGATTGTCTGCATATGGCAGCATACTTTAGCTCCATGAATTTCGATAGCTTCAATTCGTTTTCCTTGTCCTGTTGTACCAATGACAGTGTTTTTATTAATGACTCCGTAATCTTTCCAACCGATACCCTGAATATGTGCTTTAACTGATATCTTCTTTCCACATGGATCAATTTGAATAGCTTCAATTCTTTTAGCCTGTCCTGTTGTTCCTGCCTGCTGACCTTCAGTTTTCCATTCTGACCAACCATAAGTCTGTTGGTGAACACGATATTTAATAGTTATCAACTGAGAATTTACCTCCTTTGCAATCTGTCCATGAAGATTATATAAATAATCACCTGGACAAGCTTTATTGGCGAACCATCTATGAACGGTCATATTCTGTTTATCAACTTGACCAATTAAAGACTTATCACCTTTCCATTTTAACTCTTTAATTCCGTTACGCTTGCATATATCTACCAATAATGCAATTAAAGACTTGTATGCTTTAGCAGATACATGCCAACCTGTACTTGCGCCACCATCATTGGCTACCTCAATAGTAACTGCACGATTATCGTTAGATGAACTACTAGATGCCCATGAGCGATCTTTCTCTTCTACATACATGCCGACTCGACCATCAGAATCAATGCCGTAGTTAGCACTTGCTTTTGCTGTCTGAAATACGTTACCACAAGTTTCAACAGATAAATTGCCAGCCATGCAATGAATCGTAATTGTATCAATTGCATGATTTCTACCTGTCGTTTTATAAGGACTAATTTTTGTATAATTAACTAAATTTGAATTACTCATATATTATTCCTCCTTAAAATAAAAAAATAACAACTACAAAAGCCCACCAAATTTGGTAGAGCTAAAAATTTATATAAACCTCTTTCAAAAATATGTAAACTAAATTAAATATGGATTCCTAGACTCGAATAAACAAGACAAAAATTGTTATATATACAATATAAAATATATGGAATTTTTATCAATGCAGAACCGATCTGAAATTAAATGGAAGCTATCAGATACAGAGAGTTATTTAGTACAATTCCTAAATGATGGACATATAGGATATTTCCACACCACAGATGGCGAAAATAATTGGCAGACAATATTTATGAAGTAATTGCATCATATATGTCAATCACAATTCCAACATTTGCTTTAGATGCTATTGTTTTAACCATTTTTTCGATAGATTGTTTACTCCATCTATCTCCAAAACGATTTGTGAATAAAACATTACTTGAATATTTTTTATTCATTATATATTCTTGCAAATAATACATGGCTTTTTCGGATAATTACTTTCCTATCCTTGTTTCCTTTCCCGTGAACCACGCACTCGCCACGCATAAAATCCACGTCGGATATGTTCAAATTTACAACCTCACTAACTCTCAACCCGTCGAAAGTAAAAATTCGATTAACGCTCTATCGCGTTTCGGATTCCTTGTTTTGATTGATGCGTTTTTAAGCATTTCGATCTCGCCATCAGAGAACGACTTCCGCACAGCCATTGTGCTTTTTATCTTTCCAATTCGTAGCATAGGGTTCTTTTCTATATACTCTTCCTTAGTTAGCCACGAAAAGAACGCTGATAGATTCCTCCGGCGGTTATCGACTGTTGCTTTTTCGACATTCCTAGTTGTCTGATACATCGCAAGGTGATATCTGATGTCATTTGTCTTGATATCCGGCAGCCGCTTCCCTATATCAGCTAAAAGCATATCTATAGCAAGCGCATATTGCTCAAGCGTACCTTCTGAATATTTTTTATTTACAAAGATAAACAATTTCAAAAGACCAAGGTTTACTATTAGTACCATCCACAGTAGAAAAGGAATCCCACCATACTTTTAGTTCTTTTCCATCTCTGTCCATACCAAATCTAAGTGTTTGATTACCTGAATTAGTTCTTTGAACTCCAAAATATTTTGCAGATGCTGGAAGGTTACTAACTATTACTGAATTATTATTAGTTCCAGGAGTTATTATTAAATCATAACAATATAAAATAACGACATTACCAAATCTTATATAATATGCGTCTCCTTTAGCTACATATGCAGATGATCCAAGAGTACCTTTTCCTTCAATATAATTAATTGCATAACCATTTACTGCACCTGCATTATTAGCATATCCTACAGCCATACTATTTCTATGAATCCATTGTATAGGATTTAGTCCACCATCAGCACCTAAATAATAATTTTTATTTCCACTTGCTTCATTTTGTACTTCACAACCACCTATATGTGTTGCTTGATACACAGTCTGCGAACCTATATTACTTGTCGTTATTGCGGTATCGGAATCTTGTTTATTCGAGTTTAGGGTACTTAACGCTCCTGTCACAGTACCGTTGCCAATAGCGGAAATATCTGTCGTTCCCATCTTGCTTAGTAGCCACCGAACATTCTTAACGGCAGTAGAAATCTTATTGAAAAGTGATTTATGTGTTTCGCCAGATGTGATTACAGCAGGAGCAGTAGAATCACCTGTAGAAGAATCACCTGAAACAAAGGTTGTTAAAAGATTCGCTGTATTATATGATGCATTGAATTTTGTATTTTCACCATCAAATGATATAAAATTATTCATATTACTACTATTATCTTGTGTAATGTTACTTAATTCAAATGGTGTATATGGATGTATATCCATCTGTAATGAATTTTTTACTCCAACAGAAGAATAGACACCTTGAGCCATTACAGAAGAATTGACATCTTTGTTACTATCTTTTGTATTATCTACATTACCAAGCCCAATATTATCTTTGGATATAGTAACTTGTCCAGTCTTATATTCAGTTTCTTCACTTCCACGAACACCAGTAACACCACCATTTTTGTTCCATTTTTCTCGTTCGGAAGCGGTAATATGTATAGTGTCATTACCTGTATGCGTATCAAGTTCGGACTGATTTGCTTTTGTACCAATAGCTTTATTTAATGCTTCTTCTGTTGTCTTACTAGCTGTAATAGCATCAGAAACTTCTTTTAACGTGTCCATTGTTTCAGGTGCACCATTGATGAGATTTGCAATTTTTTGATCCGTATATTTATTTGAGTTCGCATATGCAACATCAATTGCTTTTTGCTGTGCAATTGAAACAGGTTTATCTTTGTCTGATGTATTATTTACACTATCAAGACCAAGATTGCTTGGTGTAATATTAATATCACCTTCACGATAATCAGTTTCGGCATTACCTTTTACACGAGAGAATACAAATTTTTCTCCTTTAAAGAATACTTTTTTTGCCATATTTTTATTTCCTTTCTGAAAAATTGTATAAAAAGAAGACGGTTATTATTACCGCCTTATTAATGCTTCACTAAAACAGTATTAGAATCAGGTGTGATCTTGTTATAGTCCGTCTCTGTCTTTATAACTGCGTTCACAGCACCAACTTCCGATGCCGTGTAGCTTGGTTTTGTACTCAACTTTGCCCACGCATATACATCCTTTGCATTCCTTGAATCTGTCAATCTTGAATCTGTATTTTTAACATGCCCAATATCATCAGTAAATTGACTAAGCTTAGAATAAGTAGTATCCGTAAACTTTGCATTTGCTGGCACATTGCTGTTTACAGTATGTCCATTGACAGTAGAAGCGTTACCACCATTTGCAAGCATACTCGTAGGAAAATCTGTAATATCTGATTTACTATGTTTGTGACTTTTCTTCGCAAAATAAGAGAAGATGTTATCAATCGTACGAGATAAACCAGAATTTGTTAAAACACTCATAAATACCTCCTTTATATTATTTGACAAAATAAATTGTTCCATTATTTTTCTCAATCGTTGATAACTGGTCGTATTCTTGTTGCGTAAACAAACGTGTTTTATTATTCAGTTTTGTATCAATTGTGTTGTATAATGTTGTTGTTTTATCCATATAAGATTTTGCGGAATCCATATACTTTTTTGCATTAGCTTCTGCCGATGAAGCAGATGCCGCTTTTTGCGACGAAATGCTTTCACTTGATTTGGCATTCACCTCGGATTGTGCAGCATGTGTTTCTGACATTTTTGCAACAGAAGCCGATTTCTCTGCTGCATTTTTATAAGATAAAGCATTTGATTCACTAGACGCACTTTTTTGTTCACTTGCTTTCGCATTAATTTCGCTTTGCTTTGCATTTTTTTCAGATGCGAGTGTATTAGTTTCACTTACTTTTGCTGCATCTTGTGAATTTTTTGCTTGAGTTGCATAAGTTTTTGATTCATCATATTTAGAAGTAATATCTAAGAGAATATCTGAAAAAGTAGAAAAGTCACTAGAACTCTCTACATCATCCATCGTGACAGTGGATTTGTCTATATTAATATAGCCAGTAGTAGTACAAATAATTGCCTTCGTAGATGTATCAAAAAGTTGTAACTGATATGGAATCCTACGACCAGCAATAACTGTAATGTTCCGATCAAGATCAATTACTACTTGATTATTCTGTATAACACATGATTTCATGATCACTGTGTTGTCAGGCTTTTTTAGTTCCAAACTTGCCGATATATTCTCAAGAGTAATAGGAGTTCCTGCACGTGTAACAATTATATGTGCTTGACGACCAACATCATATTGTTTTGCATATATTTCCTCATATACTTTGGTATCGAGGATGTCAATATATAATTCTTGAATATCCTGCATTTAAGATCTCCTTTCATTTACCAATCAATTTTGCACCAATTAATATAAATCACTTCTGTTGTGTCTAATTGGCGATTTAATACTGCATATACTTTTCCATTGGATATCGTTGTTCCCTCAACGTGAGCGTTACATGTATTTCCATCTACATTCGTTACAAAATATACTGCCCTGGCTGAAGCTGTTACATTAGATAATTCAACAGAAGTGCCACCAGCTCCCTTACAAGCACAAGAACCAGTTCGAACTCCTTTAATCAATGTTGCATTTGTTCCACATTGAAATTTTGATACATTAAGTCTTGATGTTTGTATTAGATTCGAAGCAGTTAAATTAGGAGTCGATATTACACTCTCATTTCCTTGAACATTAATATCCTCTGTATTCACGCCAGTACAATTTATGTATCCACCAGCTTTCGTACCAGTATAGCTCAGATCAGTTTCAAGTGACCATCCGTATCCACGATCGCCTTGTTGATTATAAATTGACAAAGAAGATGGCGTAATTTTTACGTTACCGTAAGCACTCCCTTCTTCTGTATGTCCGTTATCACCATATCCATAAGATAAACTAATAATTGCATCACTTTCATTTGTTTGGCTATCGCCAATATTTAGAGTTCCACCTGTGATATTTGCTTTATTCATTATAACAGTGCCATCAGGAGTCACGTTAAAATTATCTGATTTAATACTGATATTTTTACCAGACAGATTAATCTCACCACCAGATAAAAAGTTGATTGTCTCTTCAGCGGTTAAATTGATGCTATCAGCACCAATCTGTACCACAGTACCTTCATTTACGTCAGCACCAAGTTTAACTGTAGCAAGTCTGCCGTTATCATCAACCTTCAAAACGATCTCGTCATTTAGCTGAGAAATTGCACTAGAAACGCCTGAAATTGCCTCGTTTGAGGTTATATCCAAGCCAGAACCATCCCCACGTAAATGAAGCCCCCCTTTGGTGTCTACCCATAGTATTTTTCCGTTATTATTTGACAATGAAATCAGTGTTTCATCGTTTGGGTTTACCACAAAAGAATTAGTTCCATTACTGATTGATAATCCGTTTTTGTCGAATTTCAACGAACCACCATCATTGTAGATTCCGAGAGCTTCGCCAAGCAAAAGTTTACCTATAATTGTTTCGCCAAGTACACCATAAGCAGACAACATATCGCCTGGATGTTTTGGATCTTCATAATGGATTTTCCCGATTGCAGCTTTCACGGTCTTCCAATTATCATCTGTGATTGCAAGTGTGTTATTTACAACCTTTAATTGTTCTGGCTCATATTCACCAGTTATATCATCATAAGTTCTAGCAAGGAGTCCATGATTGTCATACGTAATGCTTTGACTATCTGAATCCCGAATGGCAACAGCAGTAGCATTCATCCCATGTTCAACCCATTCCGATACAGTTTTTCCTGTTTCTTGTGCATTCTTTGCTTGTCTTTTAACAGACTCGTAACTACCAGCCATAGACTTGGCACTATCTAATATTGATTTGATATCCGATATGCCATCGGAGACTTTCAAAACAGAAGAGAAATCACACGAGATTTTAGAAAAATCAGAATCTTTGATTGTGTAATTGAGTAATCTTAATTTATAAATATCATCATCACAAATCACACGAATCCAATTGCCACATATCCATTGGTCTAATACATCTTTGAACTCATTAATTGTCCATATGTTACCAACATCAGTTGACAGATCTACTTGTAATTCACTTGCCTTTACAATTTCCTTTTGTGCAACTTCTAACAATTCTTCAGCTTTTGATAATATCTCTGAGTTAGATAATCCGTCTGAAATATAATTGTCATTCTGATATGTGTCTTCACGTCTATATAAACAATATTCACTATATAAGTCTTTACCAAGATACTTCTCAAAATTGAGTTCTGATTGAATATTATCACGTTGTTTTTCGTATTTAGCTTCTTTGTCCTCTTGTTCTTTTATCTGTGCTTCACGAACTTGAATTTCTTTATCAACTTCTAATTTCTTGTTGTAATAAACAAGATAGATAGAAGTATAAAACTCATGATTTGGATCTCCAACTCCTGAGTCAATTAACATATCAATGCAACTCTGATATGCATCGGAGAATGAAGATAAGCGATTCAACCCATATTTAGTCCAATCGTATTCCTCATCGGACATATCTTGTTTATCAAGAATCTTTTGAATCTTCTGTGTAATAAATGTCTCATAATCATCTGTGATTAGAAGCGTAATATCAGAACCATTGATCGCAGTATCATTTTCATCATCAACAGATGTAACTTTGAACCGACCATTCCATACTTGATTACTATATGTAGAAGACGCAATTTCAACTTTATATCCTGCTGACATGTAGATATCTGCCATGCTTTTAACTGCATTATTTACAGTTGTCACACCAGCAACACGCAAATTCTGCACTGCAATCATTCCTAGATTATCAGCAGTCAGTTTTGCCAATTCTTTATTAGCATCCGTATCATCTGTCTCAGGAGAAGGCATCATACTAGAAGTAAGATATAAAATCTGGTCAATCGTATCATATAAACCATTCATAATTTCCTTGTATGGTTTCCTTTTTGATTCGTATAATTCTTGATAGGCATTGATTTGATCTATTAATTCTTTAGACATATCCTCTGTCTGAAACGCAGCAAAACGATTAATGTATTCTGTTCCGTTTGGATTCACCGCACGAATAGCAGCATTAATAACATCGTCTCCACCTTGGATACGGAAGGTGTTTTTTACTTCATCGTCTTTGGTTGTAACTGTAATGCTATCTGATAGATTATCATTAGATACAGGAACATTGAAATATTCACCATAACCCCTTGTCATAGTTGTCCTACATTTAGAACAAACAGTTTCATTTTCTGCTCTGTGACCACATTTAGGACAGGAATTTTCTAAATCATAAATACTAATGCTACGATCATACGAATCCACCCATACAAGACAGTTTAATTCATCTGCTAAATCCCCAGTTAAAAAATCATAAATTGATTTATCATTAATTGAGAAAGAGCGTACTAATTTGCATAAACTCGCATCTACATGTTTTATCTTGTAATGTGGTGCTTTAGATAGAACACGACCAAGCAAGGAACTTGAAATATCTGTCGGATCATAAATATATGCCATCTTATAAGCATCTCTGGCAATGTCATCTTCAGTGTTAATTTCGATATCATATAGCATTGTTTGCGACAATTCTGCAATACCGAGATTGCTACCAGTGATGGTTTTTACTGTCTCATTTGTTTGGGTTTTATCTATTGAAATCTGAAAATATTCATTATATTCAGGAATATAAATAACTTTTAGATCTTTAATTTGATCCCATAATGGAGTCGCTATACCGTTTACTTCTTTATAAACCTTGAAACTGCATTCATTTTTATTGTACATATTAGGTGTAATCGACCACTCTGATATTGGATAAATTGCACCTATTTTATGTTTGTTGCGGTGACATAGAACAATGGTGGGAGTAACCACGTTATTATTCATGTCAAGAATAGGATGTACCATTAGATTCCCACCTTCCTTCTAAGTTCATATTTGATTTCAATTTCGCATGGAATATTTACACGAAACGTATTTACAGTAGATTTTACAGAGGTATAGATTTTTGGAAAAGAAAAATTGAAATCTTCCATAATATCATGAGACGAGAGAGAAGAAGTAACGACTTGCATATTGTTAATTGAAATTATTTCACCTTCCGAACAATTAGCAATACGGGTAGTACGTTCCTTTCCACTAAATGAATAGGAGAGTGCCAAATCACCAGCTTGCTTGCATTTAATTGTCACATCAATAGGGGATGAATCTGTCTTCGATGAAGTATCGTTGATAATAAATGATTCATCGGAAGATAATGTTTTATTGATTTTTCTTTTTGTGTAACCAATTTGAGAGTCTGTTGTAACTGTAAATTCAAGTCCAATTACACGAGTTCCCAACTCAATTTTATTTATATCTATTTTAGCATTGTATTCAACTGTATCATCAAGAGAATTGATAAATGCAAATCTATAATATCCGTCCTCACGACAAAACCAACGTGATACCGCTTCAAGTAGATCATCATCGAAATCTTCCATTTGACAATTCTCGAAATGTCCAACTTGAAAAGTAGTAGTCAGAACTTCAGAAGATGTGCTACCTGTAAAATAATTCTTATATGCATTAGATGGCTGAAAAGTAGAAAAATCTGTTTTGGAAATAGTAGAGCTGTCCGTAGAATTGTTCGAGGTAATGTCGCATATTTTTAGATTAAAATCTGAACCATAGCGTCCATCAAAAATAAAATCGTCTTTCATATCATATCCTTTCCAGGCTATGATAGAGATTTATTAAATTCTGTAATAGCCTTATTTGTTGCCTTTTTGTATTTGCCTTTTTCCTTGGCATAAAATTTCTTTTGTTTACTAATTAATGTCTCATAAAGAGAACATAATTTTTTTGCTTTTTCAATTTGAGCCTTTAATTCTTGTTCATATGACTGGAAAGAAGCAATAGTCTCTTCATTGTGAATGGTACTCATCTCATTTACTTTCCCCTGTAACTCCGCATTTTCCTTCCTCATTGCTTCATTGTCCACACGTAATCTATCCACTTCATTGCTAAGTAGACGAATCTTTTTATCCTTTTTATCTTCCATTTATTCTTACCTCGTTTTTCTGCAAATTAAAAAAGACACCGTAGTTGGTGTCTTAGTTAGTCAAAATAATTATGCTATTTTGGATGGGTGGTGTATCCATCATCTCAGGTACTCCGAAGAGTGTGTCGGGAACCATTTGCGTAATCATGTATAATATTATTAATACCTATTATAAACGATTATGTACTTTTAGCATTAATAATTTTAATAAGTCTTTAAGAGACAAAGATTCATAAATACTTTTCAAATATAATTTATTATTTGCTTCAATTGCTTCTAAATATTGTTGCTTTCTCATTCGCTCAGAAGATTCTACTATTTTTTTTGCCAATCTCTTAGTTTCTTCTTTGTTCCTAATTAATATTTCTTGATTTGATTCCATTGTGAAACGCTCCATTAATTGAATTATACTTTCATCGTCAACTTTAATTTCAATAGTATCTAATTTCATAATTTTCATAATCTCACCTTTCGGATTTAGAAAGCATCATAACAATCATATCATAATATTGGTTAAAAACCAAGTCTCTTTCATATGATTTATGCAAAAGCATTGCATATGGGTAAAATATATTTTTTGCAAAAGACTCCATTTGAGTTTCATTTTTACCAAAAACCTTAGGTTTTGATACATCTATTTGAAGCAATAACTCTATTTCGTTTCGATTTGTTTTTATAGGTATGCCAATATATTGGCATACAGCATTCTCCCGTTGCACGCTTCCCTTGAATTTCTGAAACTTATCTGAAATTCCTTTTTGATTTGGAATACATTTTATCATACCATTCAAATCATTAAATAAATTTATAAAAAATATATCTGATTCGTCTAATGAAAAAGTAGTTTTATAAGACGACGGCATCGCATTGTTATCATTCGCATATGCAACCATTTTTACAAAATCATCTTCTTTTTTCATTAAGGTAACTTCACACAAGAGATTCTGACCGAACATCTTACAAATCATACTATGGATACTTTCACAAATCAAAAAAGCAAACGTTTGAAAATCAGCTATTTTATCCAATGATTTTTTATCAATCGGATTATGCTTTGTTATATATTCATTTACTGATTTGTTTAATCGGTAAATATTTGTAGCAAACTTACTATTAATTGTACATTGCTCGCCATAACAATGATAAGCCATTGTAAGCTGCTGTAATTCTTTATTGTTAATTGTTTTGATAATAGTAGAAGCTATATTAAAAATTACTATAAGAATACATGCACCAATGGTAAAAGACCACCAACTCTTATTATTAACAAAATTTGTACAATGTATAGAAATTATACACGGAATTAAGATATTAACTATTGTATTTACCACGTCATTAGTAAAAAATTTTATTATCACTATTTTAAGTAATTCTTTTCCACTAAGTTCCGTGTACATAATATGCTTCCTCCCACTAATCATTAGCATTAATTTTTATTATACACCAATAATTGACATAATTCTATCAGAACATATGTTTATATAATATAGGAGAGTGTCGGAACACTCCCCATAAAATTAGAATCGGTTTATGTCTTTGATACTTTTACCTGCAACTAAATCAACTGTAGCTGCTTGAAGTACCTTTTGTACCTTAGAATAGTCTTTAACCACACCGATAAGAGCTTGTGCAAACTGATCTGGATTCTGAATACCATCTAACTTGATGTCACCAATAGATACAGTTACATCGCCACCACGATTAGTAGTAGCAAATGTATTCATAGTTGGCATTGCATTTTGATAGAACTTCTCCGGGTTCTGTTTTGCAATATTCCACAGATTATCAGTCATTTCACGAGTAAATACAGTTGTACCACGAGTGATTGGAGTTAAGATACTACCATCAGAACGTCTGATAATTTCAGCACCTTCTTCTTGTGTCCAAGCTAAGTGATCGTAAGTTGCTTCCTTTAGACCATTCTTATAGCCAATCTGATTGCCTTTCACCCAACCATTACCGCCAGCACGTTTGCCTCTGATAATTGCCTGAATATGATATGGATAAGCACGACCATTAACGATTTTATCAATCTCAAAATAATCTGGTTTGAATCTGTTGACATTGCCTGTTGGAGCAGTACCATAAGAATCATAATACCAATTACCTGTTGCATTAACTCTTGTTCCGACATTCGGTGATGCCTTTGGTGCTTGTGCAGAAGAATTATTGCTTGTGTTTGCTTTCGGAGTTGCATGTGGTTTAGATGCTGTTGAACTAGAACCATTTGCAACACCATTTGGATTATTTGCAGTTGCTATATTTTTATTCGCTTCTGCTTGTGCAATTTTAAGCATATTGTCGATTGTGACTTGGATGCTATTGATTGCTGATTGCACAGTTGTAGCATAAGTGTCGAATTTACCTGTGAAACCAGAAATAACTGTTCCTGCATCGTTCCATATAGTCTTCATCTGATCAGATATTGTATATCCTACATCAGAAGTAACAGTAGTGATTGTATCACTGATAGAAGATTGATTTTCATTGACTACACCGATTAGCTCTTGAATAAGTATTTCGGTCTGCTCAAATTTCTCATCAATCTTATCAGAATACTCCTGATACAAGTCATCAAGCATTTTCTCTTGATCTTCGATGTATTTGTCGTATTCGGTGTCTTTTAAATCCTTTTCGGCATCTTTGATGTCAGATTGTAACTGCTGTACTTTCTTTAAGGATTCCTCAGAGTTATCATTCTCGAAAACAGATAATTGTTTCTTAAGACTTGCCAGATTTTCAGTTTTCTCACTGATTGTATTTTGGTATTCGTAAATCGACTTTTCGTTGTCCAGATATTCCTTACGCTTGTCTATGAGTTCCTGCAATACTTCAAGCATTGCATCATATCCATCACGAGCAAGGTCAATCATTGATTTGCGTTCATCGTTAGCTGAAAGTATAACATCTCTCTGCGCCTTAACGAGTTCTTCTTTTCGATTAATCAAATCTTGGTTAGCTGGATCTTTTGTAATATCTGCTTCAATCTTTTTAATCTCACCAGCATATTTCTCAGCTTGTGACATGTAGATATTATACTTAGACGCATAATTACCAAGCTGTGCAAGACCTTCATTTGTAAGTCCACGATTCAAGTGACCATCGGTTAGATTGTCCCTATCTTCGAGTAGACTTTGTACAAACTCAATTTCGTCTGCAATACCTGTGATTTTATCCTGAACGAGATCGAATAAATCCCAATCAGCTTGACGCATATTATTATAGAACTCTTGGATTGACTTGTTAGATTCTACAATAGAACCGTTAACTTCATCAATCTGCTGTTTAAGATCATACCATGCTTCTGAATATTCTGTTACCTTACCTGTATTCACAAGTTCGTTCAACTCAGAAACCATTTGATCTCTTTGCTGAACTAAGAGTTTGTTATTCTCATTCTCATTTTGAAGCATTGCTTCGTAGTATGATTTTGAGATAATACGACCTTTTGTTTCAGCATAGTCCACCAGCTTATCAAGAATATCATTGGTATCCGTGAATACCTTCTCCATGTCCTCAAATTGAGTAACAATGTTGTCAAATTTCTTTTGCGCTAGTTCGGAAAGAGATATGTTGAGTTCTTGGATTTTATCTTGGCATTCTACGGCTTTATTATACCAAGTTTGGTAATCGGAAATTTTCGTCTTTAAATTTTCATCTGTAATAGTTTCAATTTGAATAGTACCATTTTGAACTTTTTGTTTATAAGAGTCAGATAAACCAATTGAATTTGCCTTGTCAATATATCCTTTGTATGCTTGTTGCTGAAGTTTCATTTCATCGGCTGTTTTGGAAATTTCATCATTTAATGCCTTTGAACGATTTGTCCATTTATCGTATGTATTTTCTACAACTTTATCAAGGCGAGAAATTTGTTCTTCAGCACGATTAATAGCAACTTCAATCCAGTCAAAAACTTCTTCTTGTGGCTCAGAGGATGAACCGCCACCTCCACCGCCTGAACCGCCAGAACCTTTAGAGGATGAACTACCACCTCCACCATAATTAGCTTTAGTGCCACCTGCACCAGTATATTTATATTTAAAACGTGGTATTTTAACAGTTTGTTTGTTTGAATTATATCCAACTCTGGCTGCAAATGATTTACCATTATGAGTTACTGTATCAAATACTGGTAAATCAACTTGAGCAGTTGTATAATCAACATCAGCCGAAATAGTACCACCAGAAGCCCTTTTAATCATTTCGGCAATTTGTTCTGATGTCATTTTTGCTTGCTGTCCAATAGCAATTAAACCTTGAATAATTGGTGAATTATCCATGCTTGTACCGATTGCTATATTCGCACCATCTAACTGAGAAATTAATGAATACAAGTTATTTCTCATTGCATCAACAGTATGTGTATCACCGTCAATTTGTAAATGAGCAATGTAACTTTTGCCTGCCATGATTGCAAGTTGATTCATTGCATCTATATCACCTTGCGTAGCAGCTTTAATCGTATCCATATTTTGTAGAACAGTATTTGTGTCAAAAGGTAATACTTCTTGACCATTAACATTTTTCTGACCAGTCTTATACATATCATTTAACTTATCAGTAATGTTTTGTATTTGTTCTTGTTGTTTGGATACATCAGCACTGTCAACTGCATCATTATATTCTTTTACGTTTTTAGCTAATTCAGAATATCCCTTTGACAGTTTTTTATTTGTATCAGTTAATCGACTTTCAACAACCTCATCAGCATTCGTGATACCCATTGCCTTTAATTGGGCTTTTGCATAGTCTTTATTTTCGTCGGTTAAATCTTTGATAACATCTGTCTGATCTATGTATGCCGTGATTAAGTTATTAATTGCAGATTGGGCTTTCGCAGAATCATTTGGAAATTTAACCATCGTTTCTTCAAAGGTTTCTAATGCATCCGCAACTTTGGCATCTTCTTCTGCAATTCCACCAAATGCAGATTCCACAGCGTTAAGAGTATCTGGACTAGCAAAACCATTCACTATTCCATCTGTTGTAGAATCTTGAGACACAGTTTGAGAATATAATTCTTCAAGAGAAGAGAGTGCAGATTTTATATCAGCAAGTGAATCAACTGCATCTGATGCGGTACGTGTTTCTATATCAATGACAGCTTCATCTTGTAACTTCTGTATCCACGCCTTGAATTCCTCTTCAGTCATATTTAAGACATTAGAAGGTAGTTCGACATCAACCAATACATCTAATTCATTTTGTGTAAGTCCTTGTGTTAAGTCGTTTATTTTTTGGTTTACGTCAGATTCTTTATTAGATAATGCATATCCAGATTTATGAGAATAACCCATACGATCTTTTAAATCTTGAATCTGCTTCTTAGATGCATCAATATCATAACCAAGTGCAGGTGTTAACTGAGTCCAATCAATATCAAGTAAATCAGCAATTTGTTTAATATACGCTTCAATCTTTGGAATATTTTCTTCGAGTGCAGCGTTAGTGTCAATAGATAGGAGATTATTCCATGCCGTTTTTACTTTTGCTGTGTCTGAATCAGATAAGCTTGATAGATTATATATGAAATCTTGTTTAATCTGCTCGATTAATTCTGTTCCAGAAAGGTCTCCGTATAATTCATTGTAATTCAGGTTGGATAAAATACCATTAATAAGACTGATGCCATTATCACCAAATGAATCTTCGATTTCTTGCATCATCTGGTCGCCTTGTAACGAAGAAATAATATAATTGGCAACATTTTTATTCGTAGTTTCAACCTGAGAAGCAAAATAATCAGCATCGTTATTATATTCTTTTAACAAACGAACATATGCATCTTTAATTGCTTGAATTTGTTTTTCTGTTAAAATGCTAAAATCATAACCACCGTTTACGTCATCTCGAACAGATTGCAAATCAATGTTTGCCTCAGACAGAATTTGTGGCATCATTGTTCCATTGTAATTCAGAAAATTACCTTGTTTAGAATCGTTAGATAAAATTTGATCCAAATGCTGATATGTTTCAACTAAATTTTCCGAATTATTCTGTGCCTTTTGTGCCTGATCAGAATAATCTTTCATATCTTGGTTATATGACTTCCAAATATCATCAAATTTATTTTGCAACTCAATGGAATTTGCTGTCTCTAACGCATCGACATATGAATAAATAGAAGTAGTAATATTCTGGACGTTTCCATCTAATTTTAAAATGGCATTTCCATTATCATCATAACCAGATGTTAATTGTGGAAATAACTCTGCTAATTGATTACTTAAATCTAAAAACTCCTTATAATCGTCATTAGATAGTTTACCTTGGTTTTGGGTAGCTTTACCAAGATTTTGTACCCCTTGTGCTAATTCAGCATAACGGTCGGAAATATCATCTACAGTTGATTTAGTAGATTCAAAATTGGATTTAATTTCGTCTGCTGCATTACGTGCTTCTTCACCAACTTCTCTGATTTTTTGCTTTGCTTCTTCCGCAGCTTTACCAGAAATCTTCTTATATGCCCATTCAATTCCTTTTCCGGCAAGAGTCATCAAACCACCAGCAAGCGCACCAACAGCCATGCCGCCTAATGCATTTAATACATTAGCACCAAGATTTCCAATAAAGTTCTTAGCTATTGATTTAACCTTACTAAAGCTAAATCCAAGACTATTTAATTGTTCTTGATATGCCTGAAGATATGTCTGACCTTCTTTGAGAGTGATGTCACCATTTTTTAGTGAAGTACAAAAATCAATAAAACCCTTATCTGTTGTACCTAATCCTTCCGCTAACCCTTTGAGGTTTGTGGTTGTCCTAAGCATCCCAGGTTGTAATTGGTTGAGTGCATTAGTAACATCGTCAGATATTTTTACTTGTTGTTTCCCAAATGAAAAACCATTTTTTGCATCATATTGTGCAAGCTATATGCAAAACGATTTACTTTGTATAAATCTATGGTATAATTTATTTGAGAAGGAGGTTTGATATAAAATGTACTTAGTTAAAAAATGTCCTTATTGTCATGAGAATAATCAAAAGTCTTGGATATACACATCTGGGTATGATGTAGATGCTGATAAACAAAATAGAACCAAATGTGTTGTTTGTGGAAGAAATCTAATAAATACTGCATTAACGGTTGATGAATATTCCATATTAGAAGGGATCACAAATGAGGTGTCATTATTTGATGCAATGGATGATCTCAAACAAAAAGATCCAATAGAGTTCCAATTAAAAATGTCACAATTTAAAACGCAGTTACAACAGCAGGAGAGTAGTAAACAAACAGAAGAAGCCAATATTCCTCATTGTCCTACTTGCGGTTCAACCGATATACAAAAAATCTCAGGAACTAAACGATGGCTTTCTACTGGATTGTTCGGTTTAGCAAGTAGTGATATTGGTAAAAGTATGTGTTGTAAAAAGTGTGGGTATAAATGGTAGAATAATGGGAGAGATTTCGCAATGCTTACAAAAGATCAAGAAAAGATATTACGTTGGTTGCTGTCTCTGAAAACAAATATTAAAAATACTATTACAATAAATAATTCTATGGTAGAATATCCAAATCAATATACTGATAAGCAAATAATTCAGAAATTTAATGAACTTGCAAACTTAGGTCTTATTTCTATCAAATGGAATAGTCCGAATCATAATAATCTTGATTATGCCATTGATATAACCATACTAAAAGATGGCATTAATTATTTTGCTAATAAAAAAGCTTTGAGAAAAGAAGATAAAAGAAGATTCGTTGAATCAAACTTAGCAGTAATAATATCTTTAATTGCATTATTAAAATCATTTGATTCTGAAATTATTTGGCTATGGAAACAATTAATGAAATTATTGAAATAATCAATGGAAATTTTGGGTGTCTATCAGCAAATTGATTCATGGGAATAATTATTTTATCATATATAAAATCTATTTCAATCACGACCTTTCTGTGGTTATACTTGGAAACCGAATAATTGGTAGAATAGAAGAGTGGTAAAGATTTATTAGATGAAGACTTTTTTATTTCGCTGTGCAAACAAAAAATAATACAGAGCCATAATTTATGACTCTGTATTACCTCATGTGTTAAACTCATGTCAAAGACAATTGTTTAAGTTCCTCCTGATGTCACATATCTATCAGCTAATGGACACCCATTTCTGTTTGATATGGTACAAATCAAGGCTAATGGACACCCATTTCCTTGTTTGTATAAGGAAGTATACCAAATAATAAACTTACTGTCAATATTAAAATAATTTTACCAATCCATATGAGTGAATATTTGCTTTGTATCCATCATATATCTTAGGTTCTAAAATATTCCACATAGAATGTTGAATTTTATGTCCATTTATATACCTTACACAATTATAGGCAACGATATCTGCTATTTGCAATCCAATACTGTTTTCTTCTTTTACAGTAAAACTCGTTGTGGTTATATATTTATCAATTGCTTCTGGAATATAAATATTAGTACCATTTTGCAGAATATTAAAATAGTGTTTTTGTATTTTTCTATTCTGTGTTTCTTCTCTCGATTCGAACACTATACTTCCACGAGCTTTATTTTTTATTAAAAAATGTATATAACTATTTATCACAGAAGAGAAAAGTATCTCATATATATCATGAGAAAAATCTGGATATTCGTCAAGATACTCCTTTACATTAGTATATGCAGTTATTATTTTAAGGTCTGTTTTATTAATGGTATTTCTAAGTGAAGTCCAAAATTTAGTACATATATCGGCATTTGAACATAGGATCTTAAAATCTTTTTGCTTTTTAAGGATATCAGTATAATGAAATACGATATTAGAATTTCCTAAAATAGATTTTGTATTCTGTATAGATGGTATTAAAAACTTTTTGTAATTATTTCTTGATATTATAATACCACCGAGTAACAAATATGGATTTGCTTTTGTTTCTGCACTTTCGTCTAAAAATAATATATAATCTGAGTTTGCCATAATAATCCCCCAATCATTAGTATTATCTCACATTATATACTAATAATCGACAAAATACTATCAGAACATATGTTTATAAAGAAACATGAAAGAAGAGTAGCCAACAGACTACTCTTCTTAAAAGATATTTATAAATCTTTAATCAGATTCTTCCAATAGTTATATCTTGCGGATACATTCTCTGGATTAGATGTTCCATTCTGAACGAATAATTTGTATTCTTCGTTTTCATCATAGTGTTCAATAAAATCAATTACAATATCGACAAACCGACTAAACGATTTTTTATCTCTAGTAATTCTATATGCAGAATAGAGTACCATAGGAATAGAAGTTGCAGGCAAATCATCAATCGTTTCAAAAGCATTTTTCATTCTATTCAATGCTTCTTCTAAAGTGTTCATTTTTTCAATATATTCATCTCCATGTTCTGCAACAAAATTATTCATATCTTTTGATCTGAATGAAGTAAAATCATTTTCTTGATTTGTTGCAATTAACATAAGTGTCTGGATAATCCAATCACGAGTTGATCCATTTTTCTTTTGTGCTTTTGAAGAAATCATGCTAATAAATTCATTATTTGCCAATTGAGATACTTTAGCATTAAATTCATTAGAGCCATACACAACTCGTAATTGTTTTGGATTCAATGGTTTCCCTGAATTTTGTCTTCTAAACATCTCTCTAACATCTTCATCAGTATAATCAGAGATTTCGTAAATTTGTATTTCAGCATCAAGTAATGCACCCTGAGTTGCCTCATCTAGTTTGGTATATTTCTTTTTACTAATATCTTTTTCTTCGCCATTAATCATAACAGGTAAGAGATTGGCTGGTAAAGCAAATTTATCATTAATAAAATCACGCAAAGTTGACAATCTCTGAACTCCATCGATAACAGCATATACTCCATTATCTTCTACAGCATACGTAGGATTAACTGGATATTGACGTAAAATTGAATCAATTAAAAATCCCTTTTGTTGTGTGTTCCATTGACCTTCATCTCTTTGAAGTTTATGTGTTAATACAATTCCACCATTCCCTAATTTACTTACAATTGACGAAATTGTTTTTGTACGACATGTTGATTTCATGAAATACCTCCTAATTTTTAATTATATATGATATTTACCATATATGGATTAAAAAATCAAGAAATATTATAATCTGGAATACAAATATACGAAAACGCACCTTTGACGAACGTATATTCTCTATATTTAATTGTCAAAATATGGTACAATAATACCAAGCTGATTGTATATGAGCCATCGTATCTCATATCATCGCACGACATGAAGCTTGGTATTATTTCTAATATGTACCATACGAAGTGATTTCGTAGAAACAATCACGATTTTGGAAATAAATATTTTCTGCCCTTTCTGGGCAAATACAAATTTCCCTAATGTTACGAATTTTCTACAGAAGGGAGGATAGGAGTGGAAGTATTAAATTTACTTCTCAAAGGTGGACTCATCTATGGGGTTTGCTATATCGCCAATATTATTGGAAAATGCTATGTCGCAACCATTAGCAGAAGTACAAGCGATAATAAAGCAAAGTCATTCTCTAAGATGATGTCCAAAGACATTAATATTAATTTGCATCAGTAGTTCTATCTTTTTTGTATCAGCCATAATTTATTTCCTTTTATTCCTGTGGGAGTCATCTTTGTGATGGCTTCCACTTTATTATTCTCTGTTTTGTATATCAAATTAATTATTTTTCTATTCTGTTTTACAAAGTCAGCAATAGAAGAGTAATAAACTCACTATTATTTCGCATCGTATAGTTACAATTGAACTTTTTCGCCACTATCACGCTCAATGATAGTAACTATGACTATACCTTCGTGGGTTATAATATAACCTACGCCCTCTTGGTAGTCGATGGGAGCGGCACTTGCCTATATAGGTAGTACGCCTCTCTGCTGATTAGATCATCGTGTTACATTATGAGTCACACGAGTCCGTTCCAGTTCTTATCTAAGTCTCACGAATCTTAGAGGCTGCGTAGTTCACACACAGTCATATCAGAGGTCTACAGTGTAGTGTCTGTAGTTGATTTTACTTATATATCTTCCTTGTTCATTAACAAGTTCTTTGTGTTTTACCCAAGGATTCTCACCTCGGCACGAGATATATTCTGAGCCTTACACATATTGCTTACTACATTTGTATGTGTATATAATCTTGCAAATTATATACTTGTATAACCCAGCTTGTTTGCATTCTTTGCAGTTAAATATCCAGCCAAACCAATAAAGGCGGTTCTAAGAATACCAACATGATTTACAATGCCATCTAAAATGTCAATAAATTTACCACCAGCATCAATTGCACCTTTGAGAAAATCAGAGGAAAGAAAATCGTTTGCAAGTTCTTCTAATTTGGCTTTTGTAACATCAATAGAATACTGAATTGATTTTTGATAATTTTCTTGTTCTTTTTGTGCAGAACCAGCAGAATTTTCTGCTGTTTGATATACGTCTTCCAATTGATCAATATTCTGCATAACGGAATATAAAACATTGGCATTTCTCTTTCCAGCTAAAGCCTCTCCAAGAGAAGATTGCTCTAAGTCTGTAAGATTATTCCACTCTTTTCCTATTCCAAGTAAAATATCATATATGGACTTAAAAGTGTTTTCATCTTCCATGATGTCAAATCCAGTAAGAGATTTGACCAAATCTCGCAATTTTGAAGTTGTCTTTGTATATTCATCGGTTTCTTCGCCAAGATTTTGTAATTCAGTTTCAGCACCACGAATACGTGCAGAAAGTGTTTTAAATGTTGTACCGATACTATCTGGATCTTGTACTACGGCATTTGCAGTAGTAACTAAAGCTATACTTTCAGATAAACTTGTATTTGCAGCATTAAACGAAGCAGCAGAACGTTTCAAGGCTTCGCCAATACCTTGTGTATCTATTGCATAGTGGTTCGCAACCTCATTAAATTTATCAATTATGCTTTCAGCTTTACTTGCATCTAGCTGAAAACCTTGAAGTGTAGAAATAAGATTTTCGCTTGCAGTTTCGGTAGACATATTATCACCGACATTAACATACAGTTGCGTTGTTTTTGCTAATTTCTCTGCGTCTGGAATAGAGTAGCCAAGTCTAGCCCAATCTGCTTGCAATGATACAATATTACTAATTGAAGAACCTAATTCCTTTGCATCAGAAGTTGCTTGTTTAAGAGCATTATTTAGATCTGATTCCGTTCCATCAGATACCTTTCTTAATTCAGTAACACTTTTATTAATTTCATTAACTAAATTAAATCCTTGCTGTAAATATCTGATCCAGTCTTGCCAACTCAAAAACTGAGCAACAAATTTACTATTCATATCAGAAAGACGATTACCAATTTGGCTCAAGAAGTTTTTACCCATATTGCCTGTTTCAGCAACATCTGCTTTAAATGCAGAAAAAGAAGCTCGTAAATCATCAAATTCTTTTCCTGCTGTTCTACCAGCTTTTTCTAGTCCTTCCGCATATGAAATCATTTCATCAAGTGTTTGTTTCTGTGATGAAGACATATTGGTATTTTGAGATTTAAAAATCTTCATCTGCGAGACAATATCAGAGATTTTAGAACCTTGTTTAATGAGTCTATTTGTCAAATCTTGCGAAGCATCAGAAATTTCTTTGATTTCACCATCAATTGCCTTTAATCTAGCAACATCTTCTGGCTTAGTAATATCAAGTTGTCCAATCTCTGTTATTTTTGAACTAACTCGTTCAATGAATTCAGGAGTATATCGAGAAGCATTGGTGTATGTAGATAATTTTTTTGTTGCATTATCCCGGATATCTAAAAGGTCATTATCTATTTTTTTCTGATTTGTTTTTGCTATTTGTTTTTCAATATCACTAATCTTATCATGAAGTTTAGTTAATTGTCTTTCCGATTCTTGAATTTGTGCCGAAGAAAGAATCGGTTCTTTTTGAAGATTTGAAATTTTTTCTTTAAGACGATTAATTTCATCAATATCTCCGTCAAGGTTCTTGCCTTTTGCAACTCTTTCAGATACTTTGGCATATCGTTTAATTGTATCCGATAATTCTTGATAAGTAACTTTTTGCTTTTCTGCATCATCTTTACTCATGCCAGAATTGCTCTCATCAGCAGATGCTTTTACTAATTTATTTGCTTCAACAAATTCCTTCTTAGCGTCAGCCGCTTCACGAGCAGACTTAGCAATCTGTTCCATTAATTCAGCTTCAACTTTTAAAGGATTCTCTGAACCATCAATAGAAGATTGGACACCTTTATTAGCTGTGGCAAAATCTTTCTTTGCTTGAACCGCTTCCTCGGTTGCTTTTTCTACTTGTTCCATACCTTCTGCTTCAGGTCTAGTGTCGGTAGAAGAGCCAGGAAATGCGTCTTTCGTTAAATTCATCTGTTCATAGACTTTATTTATTTTCTTAATGGTTTCCGCATTATCTGTTAAATCGAAAGAAGTTTTTATACCACCAGCATTTGAATACTTTTGGTACATTTCAACTAATTCTTGAATATCTTTTTTCTGTTTAGAGAGATTTATTTTATCAGATTCATCAGCAATAGATTTGAACTTAGATTCGATAGAAGACCACTGTTTATCTAAATCACTAACAGAAGCGTCTTTGAACATTTTATAAAATGTATTACCAATATCTCTCGTCAAATTTATCATGTGATCAAGACGAGAAATAACGTCATCAAGAGTAGAAGATACCGATTTTAATTCATCATCTGCTTTATCCACAGAAGATGTATCTACTTTCTGAGAATTTAACTCTTTAACTTTTGAAAGAATGACATCTATAATATTATTGCTATTTTCAAGTTTTCCAACCTTTCCAATAGATGATAGCTCATTAGTACCACCCATATTGAGATATTTATTATATTCTGAAGCAAGTTTATCTACATTTGCATTTTTTCTAAAAGAACCATCTAACTTAATAGAATTTTCAATTAACTTAGATACATTCTGCCACTGTGTTTCGATGTCGGTGACACTACTTACACCTGATGCTCTAGCGAGAGTAGATTCTATATTCTGCAATGTCTTTAACATTGACTGTAATTCGGTTAATTGACCAAGACTTTTTGAGATTTCTTCTGCGAATTTATCAAATCCTTTAAAACTAAAATCCTTTGAATCTGCTGAATTTAATAATTCATTAACTTCGGCAAGTTTCTCAGCAAGTTCATTAACCTCCTTTTTTGATTCTGTAATCTGACCTGTAATATCAATCTTTTTACCAGAATCAGAAGAGAGAAGTGTATCTGATATTTTCTTGAATTCTTCTTCATTAAAATCAAAATGTAATTTAATAGGAGAAGATTCAAATATATTTTGGATTTTAGAAATTGTTTCCTTAGAATAAGAAACAGCCTCATCCATTATAGAAGTAAATGTTTTTTTATAAACACCTTCTAAATCAATAACTGCATCCTCACCAGTGTTTGCCAATTCTCTTTGATATTTTTTTGAATAGGACTTACTAATAGCACCAACTTCACCTTTTTTATCAGATGATACTGCATTTGGTGCAACTACAAGTTTTACAGGAGCAACAACGGGATTTTTATTAAGATCATTTTGTAAATCTTCAAGAATAGGAGATAACTTTTTCCATAATTCAGATGAAGTAGTTTCAATTGTTACACCAGTTACTAATTCTGCTGAATTTGGGTTGAATTTATCTGATATTTTTGCAGAAGCTGTTTTGGAAGAAGTAGGTGTTACAATTTTCTCTAACCCTTCACGAGTTTTGATAGCAGATTCACGAATTTCATCTAAAGTACCCTTTACAATTTTTCCGTATTCAGATACTTTTTTATCAACACTGTCATCAGAAATAAGTATTGAATCGCCAAATGTATATTCCCCTGTTTGATCAGGAATATCCATTAACTGTTGAATAGAATCATGTAAATCGGCAGCCTTTAATTTTAATATATTAATTTGGTTAATTGTTTTTTCAAAACCAATACTATTTTTATCAAAATTTGAAAGTTTTGATTCAGATTTTTCGATTAATTCAAGAGTATTTTTCAAATCCCTAGCAAGTACATCTAATTCTGCTTGGGCTTGATCTGTATCAAATAATTCATATTTTGAACCTTTTGCATCGCTGAACTCATCTGTACTTTTAAGTAATTTATTAATTTCTTTTATCTGAGATTTTGCTTGATATACTACACTATCATCAAACGACATTAATGAAACGCCTTGACCACTAAGCTTCGTAATCATTGTATCAATAGCATTATTTGTATTCTGTACATAATCTTGGAAATCTTTAAATTGACTACTTATCTTACTTATATCAACGCCATTTCCAAGTATTTTTATTTGTGAATTTATAGTTGAAACAGCTAAATTAAGATTGTCAATTTCTGCACGAACAGATTCAAAATTCTTATTAACAGTTTGTTTAAAAGCCTTAAAACTGTTTTTATCCACTTTTCCGTTGCTTAAATTAGAAAAAGATTGCTCCATATCTGCCTTAAAACGTTTTAATTCAGTAATTGTGTTATCAAATTGTATCTTCATTCCTTTTGATAACTTATCACTTGAAGCCATCTCGGTTAAAGCAGATTCGTAATCACGAATCATCTGATTAAGCTCATACTTATAATCAATAGCAATACTTACTACACCATCTTTTGCCATTTTAATTCCTCCTTATTAGATTTTGCATCTATTCTGCATGTCTTTTATTAATTCATGTTTATATTTTTCCATTTCGTTATAAATGTTAAAACTCGCCGCAGCACCATAACCACCATGCCAATCACCACCATGCCATGTACCAGATAGATTATAGATATATGTACTTAATAAATCCTGTCCAGATATTGAATAATTTCTAATTCCTGGATAATCTTTCATAGTAGAACCATCAATACGAACACCACCATAAAATCTATCAGTTCCATTTTTATAATATTTGTGAACTGATTTATATAAATTGAAGGTACGAATATAATATGGTTCATCGTATTTATTCAGTTTTGGTTGATAATCGGCATAATACCAATCAAGCAATGTAATATAATGATTTGTTAATTTTTCAGAAGCCTCATGTGCTAAATTTTTTGCTTTTTCTTGACATTGTTTTTCTATCTTATTTATAAAATTCTGATCCAATTTAAACGAACCCATATATCATCACCTCCACAATTTCACTATTTTTACATTAAAATAGGAGAGCAGTATAACCACTCTCCATAAGAAAAAGCCCTATGCTTTTGACGGACATAGAGCCTGTTTATTTTATTTATTATATATGATATAATTATTATACCTGTGGTAAATATAGGTAGATAGGAATAGTAGTAATGGAAACCGCTTGTTCAGTTGTTTCTGTCTGTGTTGCAGTCTTAGGACTTGTATACACAGTATACAGAGACAATAAAAAGAAATAATATAACATATTATTTTAAGTACCACAGATGCGAGTATCTACTTGATAAGGTTGATGTGATAGAACGGTAGAAGACCAGTCACCTTCTGCTACACAAAACTATAACAACAAAACCTATATTTACATAGTTCTTGAGGGACAACCTAACCAAGTAGAGAAAGTATTTGCTTGACAATATGATTATAAATGTTATAATCAACAATAGAACAAGCAAAATAATAAAAATCCATTACATGTACTCATCCATATCTTCATTGCAATCTGACTAATTGTAGCCGAAGACTTAAAGAAAAAGTACATCAGGAGGCAGGAGATAGCATCATATTATTCGTAATGTGGTGCTATCTCTCGTTTTAATAAGAAATTTGAATTTACTTAGACTTCTTTGAAATTTCCATTCTTTACAAACTCAAGAATTTTTCCTTCTAAATCGTCTTTCGGAATTTCATCGAGTTTCTTACTTACAACATTAATAAGCGGTGTGAGAGTAGCATTTGCCAAATCAGAAATCCTTCCAATCTGTTTACTAATAAATGCCTGAGTGGTTGTCTCGTTGAATTGTACATCCGACTGCTTCATGGATAGAATTGTCTTAAATTCATTTAACTCACTCATTGGAATAAGTGGATCTCTCTGTTCAGAGCCAACCATTAAAATATCAAGTAAGCCAGATGACTTCAACGCATCATATTCCTTAATAAAACTTCTATCTTCAATCTCAAGATCTGTATATAATTCAATCACAGCACGACAAAACTGTACATACTGTGCAACAGAATTTACTCTAATCTTATCTGTCTTACGATACTTTGTTTCTCCATTATCATCATAAGCTTCCTGCTCAAATGTTGTTTTATCTAAAATTAACTGTGCATAAGTATCTTTCTTAATAATTGATACATAAGGTGTAATTTTAATTTCCTTTAATAAAGATTCTTTTAATGTACTGTTATTATAATTATTATATTTATTTACAAATTCTAAAACTGTCATATCTTAACTCCTTTTATTCCTAATTTTTTGCAACTAAAAAGAAGCCGATATAAATCGACCTCTTAATCAATTTTATGTACTGAACGGCAGTAGCATCCACTTGGCATTTTTGTGTTTACCAATATTCTTTGTGACATATTCGTGAACTTCCTCTAAGCATCCACAATTTATGTCTTCAAGAGTTTGATATTCAAGCGGATCACTCTCATCAACACATACGAGCTTATAAAACACTCTTCCTTCCATATTCAATTGTTCCTCCCAAGAAATTATTTCAGACAAAATAATTCGTATAAATCTACCTTGAGTGCTTTTGATATAGCAACGGCATGATGTAACCATATATCATTTGTGTCTTCATTTTCAATTTTGTTTAACGCAGATACTGATATACCAGTCATCGCAGACAAACGCCGCAAAGAAATATTCTGTTGATTTCTGTAATACCAAACTTTATTTTTCATATATGTAGTATGTGTGAATTATTTTATCTTATACATATACTACTACAATATGTGTCTACTGCATTAAACGTTTACCTAATCACTATAAAAATCCAACTATACCCATCATTTGTTACAATTGTTGTCTTCTGAGAAAATGCATCATATTTGATATATGATATCTGTGGTGATGTATCACATATATGATTGTACATATGGGAGTCAATCATGTAATTATGAGAAGAGAGCAGTGAGTCTATTTCTTCTGAGTACATTTTTTTGCCTCACGTCTTAATTTCTTTAATGTGTCATATTCCACCCAGCCGCCATATTTGAGATTTCTACAAATAAACGTCAGGTTAGTTTCTGGGTATTTAGCCCATATCATTTTTCTTTTTAAAAGTGACATACTATCTGGATTGCCCTTCACATCAAAAACCTGTAAAGTGCCATCAGACCATATAACATTAAAATCACTTCTATATTTAATAGGTAAAATTGTTTTACCTTTATATTTAAATTTATCTTGAAGAACATATTCTACTTGACGTTCATATGATAATATTTCTCCACTTTTCATCTTGGGTTCGATATACTCTTGTAAAAATCTAAGCTCCGTTAGACTGTCATAGGTTACGCCATTATATGTCCGATTTTTCTTACCTTGTTCTGAAATATCTACATGATATTTTGATTTTGTTCTTGCTATTCCTTTTCACTCCATTCTAAAATAGAAGAGTGGCATCCGAAGAAACCACTCTTTCCAACTAAAATCCGTTTTTCAGTTTTTCCTTGTACGATTCCATAATAACTTCCATTGACACATTAACCTGTCCATTTGTTCTACCTAATGATTTAAGCAAATCTTCATAACGACCATGAATGTCAATTACATGATCATATTGTTCCTTACTATATTTTCTTCCAGAAGAAATAGCGGAAGCCATATCTAATATCTCGTAACGCCAATCATTAATATTTTTGTCTTGAATAATCAATGTTAGTTTTTCCAAATCTTCTTTTATCATTTTGTCGTGCCTAATTGACTGTTCAGTATCTTCTTCTTGTTTAACTCGTAATTCGTTAAGACTTTTTGCGGTTTTGATAAGTAGTTCATGATCTTCATTTTTTTTTCGAACCCAACTTACAGGTCGTTTAATAATCTCTGAGAACTTACCAATTAACATTACGGCAGTAACAATAGCAGACATTAATAAAAATATTAGAATCAATATGCTAAGAAAATTATACTGAGATAACTGTTGAAGTGCTTCTGTCATAATTGCACCTCATTTACTTTTTTTTAAATTTATCAACCAATAGTTGAAAGAAATTCTTAACATCAATTTCTCCATTAATAAATTTTTTAAACAATTCATAGAAACCTGTAGATGATAATCCACTAAAAATTCCTGTTGTAATAATATCTGGTGTAATATCTTTATTAATCCAAATATTCATTAGACCGCCTATAGCTCCCACTATCAACGGAATAAATTTATTTATTTTATCTGTTGTAATAGCATTCTTGATAATAAAACCAATACACAAACAAAATATCATAATAGTAGGCACAGCATATTCAGCTAAAAATCCTAAATCCATATTAATTTCCCTCCTTATTCATCCACGACCAATCTATAACTTGCCCACATAGAGGACATGGTGATTGATAACAATTCAACTCTGTATAACAACGTTGACAGTACGGATATCCACCGTCTAATTCTATTTCTGGTTCTATAGGAGTTGAAATTGGTATATTTTTATATTTTTCATTCATATAAATTACCTATGAAAGCTCATAATTACACCACTTTTTATATACGTCTGATGTAGCTGTCTTTAAAAATACCATTGCTAGAATCGCATTATCCTTATCATCAATACTGGTATAAATATCAATTGGATAAACATTGTTCTTAATATACAATAATTGCTGTTTAGGATTGACAATACGAACAACTTCGTGTGGTAAGTAATTTCTCGCTTCCTTTAAATTTGTTTCTACCATATTTTCCTTTCGATCCTTTATTTAACGTAAAAAATAGGGGAATATAACCAACTATTGAATAGTAAAGCTATATTCCCCTATCAGAATTTTCTAAATCACTATTCAATAACCACATCGTCTTTAACCTTTTTGACTTTGGATTTTCTATAATACTTATTCGTTGGAATCTCTGTACTCTCGTCTGACATAACAGATTCATCTTCCTTAATAACATCATCAGTTTTTTCAACTGGTTTTGTTTCTTCGTTAATCTTCATAATTGCTTTTTGATAACTTTCACCAAAATTAGCAATCTGAGATAAATCTAGTTTATCGAGCCGCTTCTTTGCATCATCTGCTGAAATCTTTTTGTCTTCATAATCAGAAGTTACAGTATATATGTCCTTGCAATTTTCAGAGCAATATGCGAAATACCATGTTGGTTTATTTCTATCTTCTGGTCGGCATTGAGGGCAGAAAAGATGCTCACACCTGCACACGCAGCAGGTTCTTAAACCTCTTTTATTCATTTATTCATCTCCTTAAATATAATAAGAGGGCAGTATATAACCGCCCTCAATATTACTCATCAGATTAGGCTTCTTCTTCCTCGTCAATGAAATAGATTTCAACCATTTCCTGACCAACAGAACATGTGTCTGTAAGAATAGCACCCTTATAATCCATTGTCTGAGAATCTCCACCCTCAAGAGCAATAGATACTTCTGGAGAAGGGATAAATGATGGAATGTGAATAACAACTGCACGATAACCACCATTTACATTACACTTATCAACAGCGAGAGCCTTGAAGTACAGCTCGTGAGCCTTTGGATACTTATCACCAGAAATAGTAACCTTTGCACCACTCTTAACATTCTTCTTGAACTTAACAAGATACTGTACCTCATCTGTGTCTGTTGGTGGTGTAAGTGTATTTGCATCGGCATCAACCTTAAATTCTGTTGGAGATACATCTGCACCCTTTGTATATGCCTTGCCGAGAGAACCATTTGTTGAAAGTGCGTTTACAACGAATGAATCTGCAACTGCATCAGTGATATCTAGTGTTTCACCAGCCTTTACAATCTTAAAGATTGGCATAACAATTGCCTTTTCTGCCGTTGCAACTTCTGCATCAGTTGCAGAAACAATCTCTGCGATAGCAAGGTTAAGGAAAGCGTTAGTAGCTGTGATTTCACCAGTCTTACCAGAATATTTTCGATATACAAGGTTTCCATCCTTATCCTTTACATCTGTTGAATCTGCTGTGATATCAATTGTCGCATTCTGAAGCTGTGTAAGTGCATAAAGAGCCTTATCAGCTAAAGCACCATAACCGAATTGAAGACGGTCAATAATTACGTCACCTAACTTAAATGCCATAATAAAAATCCTCCTTAAAAATATAAAAATTTGTATTAAAAAAGAGCGACTAATAAATCGCTCATAGTTCACTAACTATTCATGCAATTCACGCATGAAATTAAATTGTTCTTTTGGAACTTTACTTACATCACAGAATCCACTATATGATCCTGCCATAAGTGCACGACTTGATTCATAGACTTGTAACCTTTGTACTGAGTCCATAAATTCACAAATTCCCATTTGTCGTAATTCTTGCAATTTGTATTTGAATCCTGGATGGTTGACACAAGCAGACACCAATGGTAGAAGAGTAGAAGTCTCTTTCTCAGTCCGTTGTGCTGCGTTCATCCTATCTTCATCTATCATCCATTCCTTTGTGATTTTCCCTTTTGCCATTTCAATTTTGGGATGAATATTGAGAATAGACCTTACATATTCTGCAATCTGATTGTATTCAGATTCCTTTAATATAAAGTCCTGATCTTTGTCGTATAGACATAATTCAGAAGTATCTGAATCAGGTAATTTTATATTCATCAATTGCATTTTTTCGATTTTATAATCTGGGAAAATTAACCGCATTGCGGAAAAATCAAATGAAGGAATTTTATTTAGAATATCAAAGACTTCAATATCATGTATTTTACACCAATCTATTTGTGCATCCCAAAGCATCACACGAATCGAAGTAGAGTTATACAGAATAGGAGATAAACCAGAATAAAACTTTGATTCACCCATATTTAAAATATCATAAATCTTAGGCTGCACAATTTTGATTCCTGCGACATAAAAATCTTCACCGAAGTACATCGCAAGTGGATCAAATTCATATTCCTTTTTATTCTCAGTCTGTTTCTTTTGCGCATCAGCTAAAACAGCAGCTTGAAGCCCATCCAACATATCAGTATTTTGCTGTGCCATAATATCACCGCCTTAACTGATAATTAATCATCTGTGATTGTCCACCGTAAGGTGTGTTGACAGAACTGTTTAAATCTGTAAGTTGAAATACGAGAGTGCGTACAAGATAATTATTATCTGTTGTAGACTCACGATTGGATACAAGGTGTGTTTGCATACCAAATATATTAGACCATGCAAACTTTTCTCTGAGAATAGAAGCAATTAAATCATGTCTTGGAATCCCGGTTAATTTATCCATTCTATCGTTACCATGCACAAAAATAGTAAATGTAACCAATGTATCTTTTAATCCGGGCTGGTATTTTACTGTATCTTGGAAACTAACCTGATAACAAATATAATGCTTCACATCTGTCTGAGTATCTGGAATAAATAAAAAAGGACGGATATTTGAATTACTTCCAAAATATCTATCCCACTCTCCAAGAGGCTCATATTCCTTTTTTTCTTCATTCCATTCCCAGTTTATATTTCCTTCACCATCGAAAAGTTCTGGCTCAAGTTCTTTTTCATTTAATGCATATAAAAGACACGGATTTGATAATAAAGCTTCTTTGATTTTCTTTTTATACTGAATATTTTCGTCATCAGGAGTTGTTTGATATGCACGAAGTTTGTTCAACAAGTCATTCTTTGTAACTAATTTTTCTGCCATAAAACACCTCCTATTCAGTTAATTCTAACGGCAAAATTTCAGATTCAATCGGCAAGCCATCCTTAACAATTTCACATTTAACAGACAATATTTTGCCAATAACAGAATTATCATTAGGAAACTTTACTTTCTTTTGGTTGTACTCTGTACCAGCTCGCCATGTTACTTTATCAGTCCAATCTTCATCGTCAATAGAGCAAGTCCACGTAAAGGTTGCATCAGCATATTCAGTTGTAATATCTTCATTGGAATCATTGAATAGATTTACTGTAAGATTTTTATAAGAGCCACCAACTTTAATTGTTGAAGTGGATGCTGAAATTCTTGCTGTGATAGAAGATGGTGGAGTAGTTGGAGTAGATGGATCTGTTGGAGTGATTTCTGAATCGAAATACGAAGCCCACATACCAATAATATTACCATCAGAATCTTTCTCGATATAATCTCTATGTTGGTCAAAGAAATCTTGATATAGAGTTAATTTCTGAACCCCAAGTGGTTGAGCATTTTCAACCTTGCTGATCTGCCATGCTATTGCATTGTCAGTAAAAGAACTAACAAGTACACGCATATTCTTGGACGACTCGTTTGTATACCAAATCTTCTCAGTAATTGGATTTAATGGTAGCCATACTTTATCTTGGTTTTCTTGCGAAGTAAATCGCAGGTCAGTCCAAAGTCCACTGTTGTAGCTGCTTTGCATTTTTAAAACAGACCACATTCTACGCTTGATTTTTTCTGTTCCATTATTCTCAATCCACATCAATTCATAATTACATTTAAGAATTAAATACTTTGGGAATTGATTAGCAGGTTCAGTACGAAGAATCATCCATTTTTCATAGATATTTTCATCATTCGGAATATCAATAAATAAGCCGATAAAATTATCATTATGATACTTTTTACGATAATCAGTTTCAAAATAGTAGAGTTCATCACCTTCTGAAAAATGTGTTTTCTGTGTTGGTTTAAACTGGATATAATAATCTACCTGGTCTTTATCCATTGACTGATATGACTTAACAATAAACTTTGCATCTATGCGTGTTTTAGTTGTATTCTCATATGTCATACCTTCAGCTAATCGTGGCTGATCATCATGATAAAAGTCGTAGATGTAACAGATTTTACTTTGGATATCATTATCCCAAGTCTGTTCCATCGCCCAATCAGATTCTTCCTTATAAATCTGACCAATCGTTTTAGCACCGTTGTTCTTGGCGTTTGCGACACGCCTAGCTGTTTGTAGACTCGGCATCGCTTACACCTCCCTCAAACATCTGCTTAATATATCCGTGAGAATCTAAAATTGCCCTGCGAAATTTTTTGTAGCTAAAATGATCACTCTTAAAGTTGTCCATAGCACCTTGTAAGGTTGCCATAAGAGTCACCATAAGTCCGTTATTATTAAATAAGGTTTTTGTACCACCTAATTTAAACATAACGTTTTCAAAGAAGACGAGAAATGCTTCATCATCTTCAAATATTTTCTCTTCAATTGTCTTGTCTTTGTAGAGCAATAGTTTATGAATGTCACCATGCATTGCACGAACTGCTTCATTGATTTGCTTGTCTGTGAAGTCACCATATATGTATTGCATATTAGGACTCCGTATTGATATAGGAATTGTACATATATCCGTAATCACGAATACGTTTATTCAATTCAGTTTTTATGGAATCCAGACGGTCAATCATATTTTTGTGATTGTCAAGTAGCTTCTTTTCTTCCTTGCCACCTATCATTACTGATGTGTGCATAATAGAATCAACCTGTGGCTGTAACCATTCAATCGTCATTCCAAGTACAAGAATTCCTACGACAAAATTCATATCAGCCGTTTCGTCTACTGAATTATTCAGCGTAAAATCCAACTGTTGAATTTCATCATCGAGTGTGAGAGAAGAGAATAGTCTACGCACCCTTGGATTAGAAATTACATTGTTTAATCGCTCTGTATATATTTCAAGCAAATCATTTTCGTCAAGAGAGAGTTCCTTCGGATCTGAAATTCGTCCTCTTGTTCGTGAAAAAATTGTTTCGTATGGAAGCGTCATTGTGAGCCTCCTTTACTATTCAAATAATTCAGACATCAGTGTAAAATTCGTCCCATAAAATGCATCAAGTGCTTTAATTTTCTTTACACTGTCAACACGTCCGTTTGCTATCAAAGTTGCTGCAATATTTTTAATTGATTCCTTTGCACCATCTGGAAGTGTTTCAATTGTCGCAATCATGGTATCTGCATCTGGGTTAATTAATAAATCTTCTAAGTCGCCAACTGAATACATAGTTGTATAAATTTTCTGAACCTGCGGAAATTCTGCAAGAAAATCTTCATCCTGAATGATAAAGAAAGGTTCTGTAATATGTCTCTTACCTGAACGAATAGCAGCTACAAGATCCTGATATTCCACCTCTGTCACATCGCCACGACCAGCCCATTCATAATTCACACCTGATTTAATTCCAATCATACCAAGACATCCAGAAACAATTGATTTACATTCAATGGCATCTGTTGCATTAAACTTTCTAACTTCCTTTTTAGCTGTAGATTCTTTTTCTTCTATATTCTCCGTCTTTGGAGTTGTTGTTTTCTTTGTATAAGCCATTTTATAATCCTTTCGTTCCATAAAAATAAGAGGCTGGATTATACCAACCTCTTATAACTTCTATTTTTATTTAGGCAATAGTCCAAACACCGAAGTATCTATCAAAGATACATGCGATACCCATTTCTCTCTGTACTTCGTATGTCATGAAGTCGTCAGCTCTATCAGCCTTTTCAGTAACCTCAACAATTTCTGTTTCTCCAACATCTACAAACTTGCAGAACTTATTGTCAACATTAGGAACAATAAGAAGAGTACCAGGCTTGATGAGTTTCTTTGTAACATCATTCTTAACAAATCTCTGTGGAATTTCAACAAGAGTAGTAGTCTCGTATGTGCCAAGTCTACCAAGTTTTGCCATATCCTCTTTCTGAGCATCTGTAGCCCAATCAACATCTGTAAATGCATTAAGCTTTTTAAGATCTGTCTTTAAACCGAATACTGTTACATCAACTCCACCATTAGCAGCAGAAACATCATCAAGTAACTGATCAAAAGATTCCTTATTAGAAGCAGTAATCTCCTTTGTTACATGGAATACTTCCTGTGCAGGAATTTTATCACCTACAGACATTACCTCTGTAAGCATATCATTCTGAACTTCTTCCTGCATAGCGATTGATACAGCGTCAACAAACTTAGACCAATCTTTGCGACCTGTAAGATATACGTCAATATCCATACCAACCTTGATTGCGTAGTTGGATGTCTTTACTGAGAAAGATTCACCCTCTGCAAGTTTCTGCATTGATAAGTCATGATGATCCCCAGATACTTTAGCAACAGTAAGAATTACATCCTTATCTGTCCAGAACTCATTTTTATCTCCCTGAGAAATATTCTTTGACTCAACAAACTGATTAAAGAATTCGTTTTCCTGTAAACCAGTTGTAACCTTAATATCAAGAGTATCCTCAAGAACCTCCATAAGTTCAAGACCGTTTCTTTTCATTGCTCTTTTAATATCTCTTTTTGAATATTTCTGTGTAGGATCTAATCCTAAAATGTCGAAACAAACACTGTTAATTTTTGCATTTACAGCATTCTTAGGAACTTCGTTTCCGTCCTCGTCATATACTGTTATACCATGTGTATAATCATAGAAAAGCTTTCTAAAGCCTTCAAAATCGTTCTCTGGTTTAGAGAATACTCTTTTTAAATTATCAGAAAATACTAACATATTATTTTAAACCTCCTTCCATAATTAAGCTTCAATGGTAAGTTTCTTAGCACTTACGCCTGTGATTGCCTTTCCTACTTCTGGTTTTCCATTGAATCCTTCAGTAGAAAGTTCAAAAGTGTCATATTTGTGCAAACCATAGCAACGCACTCTGTCGCCAGCTAGGTTGTAAAGGTTTGACTCTTTCTTCCATGTATTAGTCCAATCTTCAGCCCCAACAGGAACGGAATATACTAAAACTGCATCTCCAGGATCTGTAACGAGTACAAGATAATTACCATTGCTCATCTGCTGTACGATTTTTCCTGTAAAAGTAGTTACAGCAGCTTCCTTGTAAAGATCGAGACTCTTCCAATCTCCAATTGCGATTAAATTACCATTATCGGTATCTGTTGTAAGTTCAACAGAAAACATATGCTCGCCATAATTTGCTGCTAAAACATTGGAAGGATTAGCAGTTGCATGTTTGGCAATTTCATACTTAATTGACATATTTGCCATAATAGAATTCCTCCTTAAAATTTTTTGCATTAAAAAACTCGTTGCAAAAAAGCAACGAGCATATTGATTGTTAGTTGTGTTAAATTTTTAATTAAACTTTAAATTTCCATAGCGATTATTTTTCTTTTTTGTGCTATTCACATTCGTAAACATCTTAACTGAATTTGTGTTTTTCTTTGTACCAGTAGAAGAGAAGTTCGCATGTGCAGACATATAATCTGAATGCATAACCTTTACTTTTGTTTCAAAGTCTTCTACGGAATAATTATCCATAGTCTTTACTAATTCAGCGAAATCAGTATTTACATAATTTCCTTCTGAATCTTTCTCTGTAAGAACAGAATAGTTATCAGCATTGATAATAGCTTCTTTCTGTGCATGAAGTTCATTCTTTTCTGCTATCTCTTTAAACTCTTTGAGTGCAGCGTAGTTTGAACGCATAGATTCAAGTTCAGCCTTCTCACTTGCTGTTAAAAGTTCACGGAATAATTCAATACGTTCACCATCAAATGCAACATTGTCACCATCTTTCGTATAGTTCTGGCGGTAGATTTTATCAGTACACCAACCCTCATATATAAAATAAGAATCAAATACATTTGAGATATAGTAATAATCATTATCTGACTCTTCATATGGTGCTAACAGATTATAGAGTGCATATCTTGTATCTTCATGAGAAATCTCATATGTACGAACAATCTTTTCAAAAGTCTGACTTTCACCTTCATTCCCATCTGGATCTGAAACTCCTTCGCCATCACCGTCTCCATCATTGGAAGGCTCACCAGATTCTCCGTTACCTGAATTGTCTCCTTCTGAATTGTCATCATCGAACATCTCAGCGAATTTTGCTTCAAGTTCCTCATCTGACATTTCTGTATAGTCGAATGTTACATCTTCAGCAGTCTTACCATATTTGGCAAGTAACTCTTCAAATTTTGTCATTTTGTTATTTGTTCCTCCTTCCTTTGATTGTATTTGAACAGGAGTCTGTTCTTTATTGAAATTAAAAAGTGTCTTGTTAAGATTTTCTAAGAGTTCAATCATTTTTTCATCTTTGTCAAATTTTACTGAATTATTATTTACACTAAAATCCGCAATATCGACACGAGAACCTTCCATGCCTTCCTGAATTTCTGTACCGTCATCATGACTTCCTAATAAAGTCGAAGCATTTACATAAAAATCGTTTAATTCAAGATATTTCTCCTTGGCATTGTAAGAGAGTTCATCAATGAAAAGCTCGCAACTATTTTTTGAACCTTGTTTTGCACGAATAATGTCACAAGCTTTTGTGTATTCTTCACTTATATAAGCATAAGCACATACATAATCTTTATCTAAGTTATCATCATGTTCCCAAAATGCAGGTTCAGATGAAAAAGAACCAACTTGAGATTCAATATATCTCAGTTCTTCTTTACCTTTTTCGTCTTTAACAATTTCCATCTCATGACCTTCGAAATCCCAACTGCCATCGTCAAGCTGATGGATTGCAGCCAACACAGGTCTGTCAGCAATTGTATTCATTGCTTTCTCGGCAGCATCTTTTGATACATAACTTTTATTTCTGTTAAGTCCTGTATGAAAAATTCTAAATTTAAGACGCATCATTCCACGATGATTTTCGTCTACGGTATCGTCTATCTCAAAAGTAGTAGGCACTTTTAAAGCCAACTGATAGCCAGTATCTTTAGAACTGAATTTTGCAAATTTCTGCTCTTGACAGAATTTTAGTAAATCATCTTCAGTTAAAATTTTCTTTTTAATAACCTTTGGCATCTACTTAGTCTTTTCCTCCTTTCTGACATAATAAAAAGTCGCCCAAGGAAGACGACTAAAATGTAAGTATATTTGTATACTTTAATTTATTTATATCTATATTTTCTGAAAACCGAAGAGTATCAGTATTCAAAAATACATAAATACCATTAGAATTTTGTACCTGTTGATATCCTAATTGAGATAGGAGAGTAGCAGTAGGTACATCTTGCGTTTGTATAAATTTTTGATTCATTCCATCAACTCCTACTTATCATTTAAATTCTCATCTCTTGTACGAAGTCCAGCATCTGTAAGTTCAGAATCATCCTTCGCTTGACCACCGCCTTTATCATTACCTGTCTGAGTATAAGTGCTAGATAGTGGCTTGAATTTTGAACTAAGTTGCAGACAGTCTTCTTCCAAAAAGTTCATAGATAACGTATCTTTTTCAGACACACCATTCAATGTGTTATAAAGAATTTTGTTTGGCAATCCATTAGTGCATGATTCCAAGATTGATTTTCTAAAATCATCTTTCTGATAAATAGAGACATCAAAGAATTTAACTTTACAAGGTTCAGATATCCAACTAGATAAAAGTCGATTTAAAATCGCTTGAATCTGTGGAATAAGAGTTGAAATAGAAAATGTAGAATCTGCAAGTACGCCATATTTAAAGGCAGTAGAGTTAGAAGCGGAGTTTAGATTTAATATCTGAGCACCACCAGCAGTATTAAGAATTTCCTTTGTGGCTTTTTCAACTTTTGTTACATCACCTGTTGCATCATCTGGAAAACTTATCTCATGTAATTCACCAGGAACAATAGCAGCAGAGATATAGGGTGGTAATGCTTCTTCAAGCATACGATTGAAATACTGAATCATTATATCTGGATTTACAGCCCAATCATCTACATCTTTACCCATAGTTTTCATTTCAAGCCATACTAATTTATATATATTAGCTGCCTGTTGAACTGCTTGATAATCAGAAGCGTCCATAAGATCAATCAATGATAAGAATATAGGTGTAAGCACGGGAACGATGGTTTCCCAGTCTTCAGACCTAAATTTAATACATACATTATATTCTTCTGGGATTAACTGATATTTTTCATTTGTACTCTTATATGTATTCCACATACTATTGAATGGTTCACCCCAATATTCAAGAAGTTCCTGATGACTACGGAAATAACTCATATCCATAGCTCCTGCAAATGAACCGTCAGGAAACATACCTGCAATTTTCATATAATCTGGATCTAACGGAAGAACAAACATTCCTTGTCCCTCTGTATAGTAAGCACATCCATAAAATACATCTTCTCTTAAAGTGATAGACGCAGCTTTACGAAATTCATAATTTAATCCTAAAGTGTCAACTATATCAACTGTTTCTTGATATTTTTGCAATGTGGATTGTACATCATTTTCGCTTGAGATTATAAATGGGGGAACAATATTACGAATTGTAAGATCAATCTGATTTGCATAATATTTGCAAAGACGATAATAGATTTCTGAACGATAATAAAGATAACGAGATAAACTTCGTAGATTCTTTTCATTAGAAGAGATATTCTTTATGTATGATTTTACATCTTCCTTGGAGTAGTTACTGATTGATGTATATCTGGATGATTTCTGAATATCTCGAAGACTTGTAATAGCACTTGTTGCATCCTCATAACGTTCAAGTCTACTTTTATTTTTCTCATACCACTCACGCATTTCATTTGCGGTTGGCTGTTTTGGAGTAGAAGAAATAATTTTCTTCTGTGAATTATTTACTTTAGCAGGTGCATTAGAATTTGCATCTACTTTCTTAGGTCTAGGCATATTTGATAATGCACCTCCTTAATTGTATTTTGCTTTACGGATTGTAAGCTTATTTATAAAACTTGTGGCATCTTCTTGTGGTCTTCTTTGTCTTACTTGATCTTGACTTCTTAATGTAAATAAAGCGTGTCCCATTAAAGCGAGACAGTACGATCTATCATCATGAAGAATGTTCTCAAAACCAGGAGCAAGGTCATACCTAATATTTCCATTAGAAGATTTATACTTGTACATGTGAGTTAATTCTTCCTTCATAGCATCAAGCTGTTTAAGACCGATTTCTTCTTCAAGAGATAATTTATAATTCTTTTCAACAACCTCACCATTTTCTTCTTCAAGCATAGTAAGATTTCCATGATAATCATACTCAGCAGTAAAACTAATCAAGTCCTGATCAATCATCTCGCATAACTGCGAATACATAATTGCCTTATATTTAGCTGGTTCACGCATACGAATAATATCAATAGCGTCTGGATATCTTTTTACATATGGAACAGCATAATCATAATTCGCATCAATCAATCCATGATGTTCATAGTCTTTTTCGCCTTTATGTTTTGCTTCATAGAAATTATCAAAAAGTAGATCACATATCTGGGTAGCTCCACCGCCAGAACCTGCGTCAATGTATACTCCATGAATATTTTTATAATCAGGAACACCGTATCCGTTATACCTGACTATGATATCTTGAAGCATCGCTACCTGTTCAGGTGTAGTAAGTGGTTTTTGTGTTTCTTTATCAATCAAATTGATACCATTTACAACATCTAATAGCCAACCACGTTTATCATCTCTATGTAATTTGCCAACTAATACAAAGCTGTTATCTCTTTTTTTGGCAGGATCAAAGCAGATGATCATAAGAGAATTATCATCATTGATAAGCATTGGTGGTCTGACGACACTATTTCTAAGTACCTGTGATTTCTTAACTGCAATATCATCGCCAAGATCTGAATCGAATTTATTCATATACTCACGGGTAGCCTTAGTTGGATTCATCTTCATTTCTGAATCAATCTTTGCTTGAGTAAGTAGTGGAACAGGATATACTTTTCCATTATAAGTAGCATGAAGAATTACTTCACAATCTATATCTGCACAGAAATAATTCTTATCACCTGCCATAGAGTGCATTGCAGCTTCTTTATATCTTTTATAGAAAACATCATCCATAGAACCTGCTGAACTTGCACATACAACTTGATTTGGGAAATTTGGTGGAAGCAATGTTACATCAACATCACCACCAAGAGCGAAGTCGCTGTTCTGAGTGACGAATGGAAGAGTAGCAGCGAACATATCTTCAGATACATACGATGCTTCATCATAGAAATTAAGTCGGCTTCTTCGACCACGAGATCCATCAAAATTTGAGTTGACCGTAGCCAAACTCGATCCTGAATAAAGTTTAAAGGAGTAAGATGCTGGGTCGTGCCGAAAGCCCTCGCTATTTGAACTTTTAACAAGTTCATTTAGAAATACATCTGTCAAGCCAGTAAATGAAGCGATTTCTTTTTTTGCAATAGATTCAATCTTCTTCATCATACCTATACTTTGAGAACCTGTGCTTGATAAAATGTATCCTTCAAATTTGGGCAGTAACATTGTTTTAGCCATCAAAAATGGGCTACCTAGAGTTGTCTTACCAGCATTACGACTCATACACCAAACAACATTTGGTGTAATCCATGACATCATAAATACATATTTCTGATAGTCAAGAAATTCGATACCGAAAAATCTTTCGCAGAATTTTACTGGGTTTCTGCGCCCCCACTGAATTATTTCAGAGAATTTTTTCAAACCATCTAACTTTAATTCAGACATATCATAATAAGTAGGTTTTTTGAAAAAAGTAAAATTCTTTGGAGTAAATTCATTTATAGAATCACCCATCAGGACAATTTTATCATCAGCCATCTTCGATTACTTGCCCTTTTTCATCTATAAGACCTTTTTCAAATAAGAAATCTTTAAGGTCTTTATTTTCCTTTTTCAATAACCTACTAAATTCAACTGCATTATCTCTTTCTTTTTGAAGATTAAATAACAATCCTTTTTGATGAATAACTTCTTTTTCCCAATCGTTTTCATCAGGATTTAACTGTTTTAATTGGTTTTGATGATTTCTTGTCATAATATCTTCGATTGCCATATTAGTTTCATAATCGAATGTATTTACCTCAGAACCATCTAAATCCATTTCTTGTAATTCTTTTATGATACCAGTAAGAGTACCAGCACCTTTACTTTTTCTATTGTTATTATTTTCAGATATTCCGTTATCCTTTGCTAGTGCAAGGGCAGAAGATATCATTTTTTGTTTTGTTTCAGCTAAAGATTTAATTGTTGATATAACACCTGGATTACTACCAAGTTGTTTCTTGTATTGTGAAATAGTATCATTGATTGTTTTTACATCCTTAAAACTTTGCACAATTTCAATTACAGCTTCAAGCTTCAATCCGTCATCTTTTACAGACTCGTCAAAATATCCAACAAGCTTAGAGTAGAGGATAGGCTGTTCTGAAATTGGTTCATTTTCAAAAGGATCATAACCTAAAAATCTAAGAACTGTTCGTTTATTCTTTTTATACATTTCAACGACATCTTCAGATAATTCGTCTTCTTTATTCTCTTGTGTAACTTCTTCATCTTTGTAAACTATTTTCTCTTTGAACATGTCGGAATCCATGTATCCCATACCAACATAATTTTTCATACTGATATTTTTAATGTATGAAGTCCAGACGTTTTCCTTACCTTTTCCTGTAACCATATTTTCAGATTCTTGGATGCTTGCATTCCATACAGTTTCAAGAAAAGGTTTATTAAGATAATATAATGCTTTCTGCACACTCTCTTTCGTTGGCTCATGTTCTTCGCCTCGTTCGTCAACTCGTAATGCAATTTTACGAGCACAATCACGACAGATTCTCGAAAAACTTTTTCCACCAAGTAAAGGATCTGTATCATAATAAAATTTTGTTTCTATATCCTTATGCTTATTACACATAGGGCAGTGAGCAGTACCTGCATATTTATCAAGCTTGTACTGTAATTCTTCAACTTTTTCTCTAGCTTCAGCAGCCGTTAATTTAACTGGTTGCGTAGTGCTTTTTCTTGTAGACAATTAACAGCCACCTCCTTTTATTCCAATAAATTAAGCACTCTCTGCAATAACAGTAAGAGTGCTTTCCAAATATTCTACATAATCGTAGTTGATATTTATTTGTAAATTGTTTTTCTTAAACCATTCGTCAAATTCCCCAATATCAATTCTATATACAAAATCTAAGAAGTCATATGGAGAGAATTTAGTGTATCCATAATTATCATGAAATAGTTTATGTACATCTTTATTTATACACGCTCCAAACCCATAAATTATATGTAAATCCTTTAATTCGTCTCTTAAATGTTGAAACTCATCTTCACTATAATCACATACTTGTTGCTTGACTTCTATGCCAGTCAACTTAAAAACTTCATCAACAATATCTCTAAAAGCGGTAGTATGATGTACATTATCAAATTCTCCACCAGTAATTACACATTTATAATTACAAAATTCCATTGATTCATTAAACCAATCTTTTGTATCAGAGCGAAGTTCCGTATATGTAGATAAAATACCGCCTTTCCAACGACCATTAAGTTCTCCATTTAAAGGATTAATATGTCGTGGATTCTTGTCACCAGCCCATTTACCTTTCATACGCTCACTAATAGCTTTACATTGTTCAGGACTTCGTTTTCTTCCTTTCCACCAACTATCATGGGTTTTGTAATATTCTTTTTTGGTGGCAGAAATTTTATCTCTTGCCTCTTGTGAAATAATTCTTCCTTTTAATTTTTCACTGCATTTTAAACTCCTTGCAATATTAGCTCTATTTTGTGCTTCATAATTTTTACCTGAAATTCCCAAAACACCTGCATGACATTCAATTGATCTTACGGTTCTATTTGGAAAGAATATATTATGCAATTCTTCACCTGTAAAATCCTTATAATTTTCATACATTATTTTATCTTCAGCTTCAGACCATTTTTCAAAAACCGTATAATCAGGATCTAAAAATCCAGATTCTTTTTTACTACATTCTCTACATACATTTCGTAATCCGTCTATACAAGCTAAATCAATTGGAAAATATAATTTATTATTAGGTAGATCACGTCCACATTTTTTACAATGACGAGTACCAGAATAAAATAAATCTTTTTCTTTATTTTGTTCAATAATTTTTAATCTTTTTTCTTTATTGATTATTGCTTGACAGTTTTTACACACTGCATTCAATCTACCAATTCTCTTATTTGCATAAGAAAAATATTCATTTGTATTTGGATATTCTGCATTACATTTAGTACATATTCTTGTTTTCGAATCAACAGTAGTACCATGTGTATATCCCATAAAAATCACCTATAACCTTTCGTCCTCACCTCAAACAACAACTAAAAATAGCAGTAGAAGTGGGGAGGTTAGGTGTAAAACCCACATACACAAGAATGATCAGTTCTTATGTCTACTGCCATAATCCAACTATCTGCAACCGAAACAGTAACGATCCTCTCATAGTTGGCTATATATTTATTCTCTTTTCTGTCTTGATTTTGGGTAGAAAAAAGTGTATACTTAACACATAAATTGAAACTTGACAACTGAATAGTATTTAAGAATGGAGGCTTCTATGGAACACCCAGTAAAAAGAATTGCTTCATACTTAAAAACAAAGAAACATTCCATTTATAAATTTTTACAAAAGAATGGATTCTTTGATGAAATGGTTAGAGGAATTGTAAAATTGTTTTTCTTTATAATTATTCTCTACTTTTTCAAACAAGTAGTGTGGTAAGTAAATCCAGTTCCTGAGCTAAAGATTTATCTAGCCTTTGGCTCAGGATGAACGCTGGCGGCGTGCTTAACACATGCAAGTCGAACGAATTACTTTGGTGCAAGCGTTATCCGGATTTACTGGGTGTAAGACAGGTGGTGCATGGTTGTCGTCAGCTCGTGTCGTGAGATGTTGGGTTAAGTCCCGCAATAATTCTTGAATACTATTCAGTTTTACGAGAGGAAACTATTAAGTAATTTCCTCTCTTTTATATTTTCAATAAATTATAATTTCAGCACTTAGCACACCTTCTACGATTTGAACATAGACCTAACGATTTTGGAGATCGTTGCTCTACCAATTAAGCTAAAGGTGTATATTTATGTTGAATTATTTATTAATATGTTATATACTTAATAAGTAACCAATAGTTTGTTTTTAAAAGGAGGTATAATATGAACAGAGAAGGAACTGGGAAGTTTAATACCGATTCAAGTGGACATACTTATAGGTACGACAAAGGTGGCGGATCTGATATTGATACATCAGATAAAACCCAACGTGAAAGCGACATAGGACACATTCCTGGAAGATATCAGTGGGAAGAAACCGTTGATGTTTCGGCAGATGATGAAGATAATGACAACACAGAAGATGATTAAAAATTAATATTATTAAACATCGTATAAGAGATTATCATATTTGATAATCTCTTATATTTTATTTATTTTTTATTAAATTCATTAATAAAAATCAATAGCTCTAACATCCACACCGAATAAACGATGACCTCTGATTAGCAATAAGGTGCAATACCAACTCTGCCAATACTACATAACAAAAGAGCCATCTCCAAATGAAATGACTCTTTCTTTACCAATCAGTCGCCAAACTGATTATAACTGTATAGGGCGGTAGTAAGTGTTGAGCTTGCACACCTAAGTTTCGTATGCATCCCCAAAATAGGTTTTGGTATCAGGTTTACCGCACGAAATAGGGCATAACGGACTCGAACCGATACTCATGGAATGAAAATCCATTGTCTTACCTTTTGACTAATGCCACATATTTAGGGTGGAAGAATACCACCCATTATTTTATAGAATAACTTCTGTTTTACCTTCAAACTTAGTATTTAAAGCACGAATCTCAGCAAGCTTCTTACCGATTTCTTCCTGAATCTTAATAGCAAAAAGTTCAACTTTTGCCTTACCAAGTTTCTCAACACTATCAAAAGGTGCTTTGACTTCTGATTCTGGAATCTTTGTAACATCTACAGAGAATGTAATGTGAAGGTTTTCATCTACAACAAATGACTGGTTGATAATATCTTTTAATTCAACAGAGATAATAGTTGAATCATCAACTTCACTATCGGTTGTAACTGGATCTCCATTAGAGTCAGCTTTCATATTAGATTTAAAGGATATTTTAGAATATTCGATTGTTCTGACAAAATTATGTAACATATCTTTTTCAGTAGCAGCATCAGTATCAGATGTACCTAATTCTGCAACAGAAATATCTACACCAATAATATTTTCATCAATAGTTTTGCTAATATTTAATTTCATGAATTTGTACCCTCACTTTCAGTTTCATTTGCAATTACCTGTTTATATCCGTCTCTAATAGCCATAAATAAATCACGCAATACTTCTTTATCAATAGAGCAATCTAAATTTGATGTATCAAACTGTGGATCACTTACTGAAAAATCTAATGTCCCGTCATTCCGTGGCACGAACAAAATTTCCACATTGTTGTTCAAGAGCAAAGTAATAGAATCTATCTTTTCACCATTATTGGATGTAACTTTACGAACCTGTCCAACTTTTAACGGCTCTTGCTCAATAATCAATCTACTTGCCATTATATACACTCCTTTCTTTTATTTTTCGTTTTCCTTTTAATCATTAGGTGTTAGGTGGGATTTGAACCCACGATATTCAGAACCACAATCTGACGCTTTAACCTACTAAGCTACTAACACAGCAACTCTATTGGGAATCGAACCCAAATCTTCCGATAGACAGTCGGATATAATTACCTTTATACCATAGAGCCATAGCTGACTTGGTGGGACTTGAACCCCACAACGCCTCGATTAACAGTCGAGTGCTCTACCATTGAGCTACAAACCAATATTGAAGCATAGTAGGAGAAGTGATGAAGTTCTCTCCATATTAGTCATCAACTAAAAATGTTTAAAACTACTATGCTACAATAATATCAGCATAAAGCACTAACTAGCTGATATTGAACTGTACACATCCAGTTATTTAGAATATGGTCGCTTATCAGCAACCTAATTCATGCTTCCTAATTATTCTCTACATATTTTCAGTCTTCGGAGCAAAGACCTCTCGATAAGGTTTAATGACTCTTATCCGTCAATTAATGTTCTCATTAACGTAGAGAAGCACGAACATCTTCTCATTTCTGAAGGCTGAGAGAAACCGATGATCCGAGATGTTGGTAGGAAAGAAGTAGGTCTTACAATGCTACATGAATAGCAAATGCCAAGATGTGATACTTATATATTCTCTGTGTGGTTGCCCATTTAAGGGTTCTTTTATTTATTCTCTACATTGTTGTCACCTCTCGGCTCAAATATCACGTTACTATGCTTTCTTGTTTAAATTAAATTGTTGATGTTAGACAAAAGCTTCATTGGGATTGCTTAAATACCTTCTTTTTCAGCTTCTTTCTGTAATTCTTGTTGCTTAAACTTTAGAATTTTTAATTTTTCCCTTAAATCAGCCTTAGAAGCAGGGCGTACATAGCTCTGTGAAGTTACTGAAGTTGATTTGTGGTTCGCCCATTGTGAGGCAAGATTTAAATCACCAGTATCTTCATATATTTTATTGATCGCTGTCTTCCTCATGCAATGGCAGTGAAAGTCCTCCAAGCCAATAATTTTACCAATTTTTCTCATTCTATCGTGAATCATGCCTTGAGTCCAAGGAATCCATTTGTCCTTATATTTATGAATAAATAGAGCATCGCATTCAAGATGGTCATAATCATTTGTTCTCATAGATAACCATGTTTCAAGCATATCCTTACAGGTACTGTCAAAGGAAACTTCTACACGGTATCCTTCCTTCTCACGTATTGACTCAAATACCATATTATCTAAATCAAGAGAAGATACAGTAAGTTTTTCCAAAGCACCAATTCTATTAGCAGAAAAGAGTGCGATTTCAAATAATAACTGGTCTTGTATTGTCCACTTGTTATTCTCTGTCTTATACAAATCTGCTCTAATAGCTGCAATTTGCTCATCATTTAAAAAATAATGATTAAGAATCTGTTCCTCGTTGGCTTTCTTCATTCTGTCAAGTTTACCATCAAAAGGATGATATTTAACAAATCCACGCTTCATAGACCAAATATAGAATGAACTTACGGCAGAAATTTTCATGTTGATAATCTTCTTATGATTCATCAATGTTTCCTGACAGAAAAGCATATATGCCTCCATAATATCAACTGCATTTTCCATAAATTCATCAGAATATAAATCTAATTCATCATAATTTTCTCCTAACCACATGAGGAAGTGTCGAAATAATCCTTTATATCTCTTGTATGTAGTATCTTTTACATCACGATTTTTGATGATATTAGATTGTAAATATTTTTCATATTTCTTCCAGTTTTCTTCATAAATAAACTTCTCTTTGTCAGGAGTGAAATATTTCACTCTTATAATTTTTTCCTTTGACAATATTTCAGCCTCCTTTTTGTAATATAAAAAAGAAGTAGGTTAGTTGTAAACTAAGCTACTTCTTGTAATTTTATTTATTTGAATTTATTTATTGGGCAGGGTTGGACTCGAACCAACGAAGCCGAAGCACCCGATTTACAGTCGGGAGTAATTGCCGTTATACGACCTACCCATATAAAAAGAGTGTGCAGCATACACCACACACTCTTACAAGACATATTTTCTTTTTAGCTTAAAACGTCAAATATGTTACTAATAACATAAATTTAGAACATTAACAAAAAATATGTTACAATTAATAAATTATGTTAACATTTGAATAAATCCAACCATAACAAACTAGCAATATCATCAATATTATCAGTAAAATATGGTTTCTTTCTCAAACTATATTTATTATCAGAATACTTATCATGATGTAAATTTATACTTTTATTAATATCATCCCAATCTTCATCAAACTTTTTTACAGCTTGATCATACTCATCTTTAGATACCTTTTTACCATTAACCTTATAAGTTACTTTAGCATCTTCAGTAGATCCATCATCTTCATAATCATCCTCAGATTCATCAATCTCAGCAATATTAAATTCATGCATAATACATTTAGAATCTTTATTTTGTTTTACAAAACCTGAATTTACATCACCATGAACAAACACAATATCTTCATCATCCACATAAATATAAGTATCTTTATTGCATTTAGCTGCTTGTACCCATATAGTCATATCAGAATCAATAGTAAGCACAAAAGCGTCATCATAGCCATCCCAGTAAGGATGATTTAGGTCATTACAAGACACTAACTTATAATTTGGATTTCTTAGAAGAGAATTTAGAATCTCGATCATCACATTATATTTTGCAACCACTAAAATTCTTGAATAATCCTTTTCTTTTGTATTCATAAATAATTTTTCGTAAGTATCATATAAATATTCAACAAAATTATATTTATCTTCAAAATTGAAAGTCTTCAATCTTTGTCACCACCCTTGATTACGCAAGTGTCTTAACTGACTTAGTAATAGAGAACTTGATCTCATCATGTTCAGGTACTGACCATGCTTTACCACCTGCAAGTGCAGCAACACCAGACTTTTCTGCTACATGCTTTACTGAGAAGCTACCAACACCAGGAAGAGGAATCTTCTCTGTCTTATTATCCGCAAGATTATCAAATACACACTCTGTAAAAGCTCTAAGAATCGCTTCTGTTTCCTTCTTTGTAATCTTATACTTTGCTTCCTCTAAATCAGCGTTCATAATATCTGTAGCTCTCTCTGAAACTTCCTTAATCATAATATCCTTTTTCATGTTTTTTAAACTCCTTTTCGTTCCTTAATATTTTTATATCTTTTGGCTATTTTTTATTTTATTGCCGAAATAATAATAAAAGAGGGTAGCGGCTATAATGAGTCCACTCCCTCGCATACGGCTTCGTCAGCCAAATTAACCATAGGTTATTTCCGTTTGTTAAATGCCAGTCGGATTCTGGTCATGTAATAGCAATCATTTTTATTTGCATTTTGACTTTGCAACTGTTTTTGATTGAAATTAGTATTTTATTTAATTTAATTCAATAGGGTAGTAGGCTTTTACACCCTTATCTGTACAAATACAAACCATCTGTGACGGTTTACCTGTTAATCTCTTTTCAATCGTATATGAATCCCCACATCCTGCAAGTGATCCACCACGAATCATCTTTACACCATTTGTTTCATCCACGGAACATACGTGCAAGTGTCCATAAGTAATTGCGTATGGAACAAACCCTAGTGCTAAACATAAGTTTTGTACACCAGATTTATTAAATCCGTCATAATCACCATGTACAGCGATATATGATTTTCCTCTAATTGAAATATCTGCAATTCCAGTATCTATATTTCTGTGCAACACATGAAAATTATCAATGTGTTTCAGAGACAGTTCAACAGCCCAACTAATAATATCATCCAATCTTTCGTCATGGATTGCATCATCTTTACGATCCATACGAGTATGGTTTCCTGCAACATTTGACATGAATACTGTATCAAAATATAAAGATAATTCATAGCAGAATGATGATATTAACTCTGTGGCAATTTTTATCTGTTCAATTACATTCTCTCTATTTGTTACTTGAATAGACTTGTGAATATTACCTGAAATAAGATCACCTTGAAGACTTACATAACAGTTTTTAGATTTATGTAATTGATGAATAGAAATTACTTCATTTAATAATTGATTAAGCCTATCTTTTGCAATATCTGTGTTGTATTTACCAAATATAGAATCAAACGTCTGACCAATATGTAAGTCACTTAAAATAATTAGCATATCATTATCAGAATTAATAGAAACATTATCATGTTTATTGAAATTTGTTCTGCCAAGAGAGACAAGTTCAGATTCTAATTTGTCAAGTTTTTCTTCAACTCTAGCATCTGCAAAATTTTGTTTCTGCCAAGCATTTCGTTCATCTCTAAACTGTATTTTCTTGCGTTCTAACTCACGTTTTTGAATTTCAATTTCTTTTAACTGAGCATTAGAATCAACGAATTTTGATTGGTTGGCATCTAACATATTCCTAAATGCCTGATATTTTTTGCGATAAGTGCTTTCACCATAATCATTACCAGTAAGTTCATTGATTATATTTGCTACATCCTGCCAAGAACCTATCTGATCTTTATTTTCGCATATTCTATAGATAAGTTCTTCGTCTGATTCTCCATTATATCTTTTATAGGTTGTAATAGTTTCCACCTACTCTCTATTCTTCATATTCGCTAGGAAGTTCAAATGTAATCTTGAAGTCAATTGCTTCAAATGGAATTGCGTCAACTACCTGTTGAGACAGATCTTCACCAGTTTCTACGTCTACAATCTTTAAATTCTTTACAGAAATATTTTCTAATTTAATTGTTTTCTTCGGAGCAGTAATTTTCTCCTGAGATTCTGTGATCTTAATCATCCTTTTAATTCCTCCATAACATTAAAAATTCCTACCAGACTTATATCTGCTAGGATTATAATAATTATCTTTTTTACCTTTTTGTTTTCGAGTGTCCAATATTTCCTGAATTTTATCACGATATTTCACATCATTACTTAATCTATACATACTAATCAGAGTATAGTTTCGTGTATTTAGTGGAATTTTACCATTACATACATTATATATTACAGTCTTCGCTAACTGTTTACTTTTCATATGTGTATGATAATCACCTTCAATGTCAGTACGTGTTACTCGAAATGTTCCATCTTGTAGCTTATCAATTGCGAAATCTTGTTCATTCATAGGCAGAACCTACTTAACAAATCTATCTTCGATGTAACGCTTATTTCCACACGTCTTGTAGTAACCTACATGTTCACCTTTACGATCAACATATCCATGTTTCGTATTGCGAATTACACCTTCAGATAATAACTTTTCGACCTCATTTTTAGAAATCTGTTTAATAATTTTTCACATCCTTTGATTTATTTTTCCTGCTCAATAGCAGGAGAGTAGCTGACTAAGTAGGACTCGAACCTACAACCTTTTCCTTAACAGGGAATCTACCATTGTTCTACTAGCCAAAATTAGAAAAATCCGATGACTATACAATCAGAAAGAAAGCACAGCCATCGGCAATAGAAAGAGGGGGTATTGAGAAAATCGAAATAATGAATATATAATTATAGCAACTGTACCCCTTCGGGTTACTTCTAATAGACGCACTAATATTCAGTCAATGCAAACACAAGTCTGAGCATATACACCGTCGCATATATACTTCTTGTGCTATGGGAAACACCCAACATAGTGCATACGGAATTGGTTATCCATAAGCTTCGTCCATCATTCAGAATCATTAATATACTGTAATTTCATATGTAGTTTTAATTAAAATATACATTCTATTATGACTACCTTGGACTACTACTTCCTGCAACTCATCTTATTGTGCAAATTTCTTTACACTCACGGCAGAACTGACTTATTTGGTATTCCCTTACTTACCTCCTATAAGTTACCAGCTCATAGGCATCAGGGTTCAGCATTGCAGTGCAACTCTCTATTACGTCAGCGATGAGAACAGAACTTTTTACTACGCTTATTATTAGTACACATGCTTGTCTTTAATGGTTTCCACAGTATTCTAAGATATCTCACGACATTTCGAAGCACACCACTATAAAGTATCCCATATAATAATATGCCGACATCCACATGCTCTCAGCACGGTGATTAAACCGATCTTCACTGAGTTCCAATAACTATAATTATATATTCATTATTCAATTGTATTTCTTATTAATCTGCTTATAAACGCCATTATCTTTGATAGATTATTTACTTCCACAGAAATGCATTGGTACAGTCTCGCTTGCTGAACTGAACTGGTTTTCCACACCATGCACAAGTTTTTCACATGGAATCACAGCAACTAAAAATATATCCATGTGTTAGACGAAATAATTTACTGCCTTTCGGCTAATTATATATTCTCCGTACACAGTACAGAGATGCTTAATATTGTATAAAAACAATATTGTAGTTAAGAAAAGCTGATTTCATTGTTTTTCTTTATGTAATTGTTTTATTTCTTCTTTGAATCTATGGCTGAATTCACCATTAAGATATAATAGAAAATCTGAATTGATTGTTCCATTGTTACAGAAATTAAGATTAGACTGCTCAGTTGGTATATATCTTGAAGTTACTTTTAGTCCAGGGAATATTTTTAATTCACTATCTTCACTATCACTAAGTTTATCCTTTACCAAATCTCGCAAAGACGATAATATTCTTCCAATATCTCTTGCAGAGCAGCCTGTATCGTTTTGAATTTGATTTATTATAGATCGTTGATTATAATATTTTCTTTCTTGTTGTATTGTAAATCACCCCTTTGAAATACAATGAAGTAGGGTAGTAATCATAAAAAATAATAAGCAGAAAACTACCCTCTCCTATGTAACTTAAATTTGGTCACGAAATTCGTTATCTAAGACTTACTCGATTTCCGAATTTACTTGTTTTTTTGTAATTTTAAACCCAATATTAAATAATTTAATGTCAGAGCCATTATCTTCTAATTGGAGAATTTCATTTTTAGATTGGATAATAGCTTTATTAAAACTATCATTGCCACAAAGATACAAAACTTCTAATAAAAGATTTTTGATTTGAGAATTTTCTTTATCCTCAAGAGAAGAAAGTAAACGATATAATGTTGAAAAACCAATTGTTTCTGATTCAATATCTGCAATTAAATCAAGTTTAAGCTTATTTGCTTTATCATTTCGTTCTTCTTTTGAGTCGGAATCAATGGCGAATATATTCTTCCTTTCATTTATGTATTTCTTTAAAATACTATAAATCCGATTTATCTGTTTTTGATTTATACTAGATGTCCTAAATAAAGAGTTATCTAATATAGATACAAATGGAAGCCAATCCTTCTTATAAGGATTTTTAATTTTAAATCCATTGATAATGGTTTGTAAATAATCCATCGAGGTGTGACATTTACAATAATGTTTTTTGTCAGGATTATAATATCCCTTTTGTTTAGAAATATGAGAGAAGAAGTGTGGCATACGCTTTTTGCCTCTTACTAATTCGCCTTCTTCATTCTCTTCATATTCACGCACAAACTCATCATACTTTTCACGTAACTTGTCTAACTCCTTACCATTGTTGATAATAAATTCTTTCTTTGCCTTATCAATTTCAATTCCAGACATTACATCTAATTGACATATATCATAATACAATTCTTTTATGTCATTATAAGTTGCTCCATGATACATCTTGTCCCAAAGTAAAGAATTTAACTCTTGTGATAGATTAACGATCTCACCGATTTTATTTACAGATGTTTTAATATCAAGATCTGCTTGTTGTTCAGGCGTATAATATCTTTTAACTTTTGTTGAGCTTACAAATGATGTTGGCGTTTTAAATAAGTGATAGTTTCTTTTAGCTGCACGAATGAGTTTTTCATTATCTGTCAACATTACTGTATCACTGTCGAAGTCAGCACCCGATAGTCTCTGCAATACATTTTCTCCAATAGAGTTAATGCACACAATTTCATTTGTAAGATTGAGATAACAATCTATCAATTTATTCTCTGTATTATGTGGAAGCCAAATGTTTCCAATTGTAACATGTGGTGAACGACTAGCAAGAAGAGTTTTGTTATATTCAAAACGTGTACTATGTATGTTGCCAATTCCAATTTGACTCTTTCCTTCAAACTTACCGATTGATTGCTGTAACATTTCTATTGGATTACCAAGAAGAGTAGAGTAGTTACCATTTACATAGATATGTCCATTTTTGAGATTCTTGTAATATGAACGAAGTAAGTCAATAAGAAATTCTTGATAGTATTTTGTCTTAGTAAAATTATCATTTACACACATTAAGTTGTAAACTACATCATTCTTACTACTCATAGGTTTGTCCATAGGTGACATTTCATCAATATCAGGATATTTAATGTAATAACGCACAACCTCTGGTCTATCTCTAAGCATTTGTGCAAAGTCAAGTGATTCCTGTAAAAATTCTCTTACTTCATCTTTTGACATCTGGAGAGTGTTGAGCAATTGATAATGTGTTTGTACTAAACGACCACCAAAGAAATGAGTTTTCTTATCATGTTTTACAACACCAAAATCAGGATATAAGTGGTCAAGCCATTCGTTCCATGTACTAAATTTTAAATATTTAATACTGTTAGGTGTGGTAATTAACTTTACATCTTCAATGCATGTAGCTCTTGTTTTACCATTAAGCTGAGATACATCTGTTATATTATTATCTTTGAACCATTGTTGGATATTGCAGTTGAAACAACAAGACTTAAACATTAGATTTCTAAGTAGAAGCATACCATATTCTGAATAATCACCAAATAATGATACATCCATAAGAGATTGACCATCCCAAATTGTATTTGTAATTTCACAATTCTTTTCAGTGGTTTTAAGCCATCCATCTTCATCATGAGTCTCGATTACGTCCTCATTAAACACACTGTCATAATCCTCAATTAAAAGAATATTTTCTGGTTTAATTGGAATGGTATCAATAATACTGCTTGATGGGAGAGCAATATATCCCTCATATGCGGCTAAATCAATTGGATCACCTTGATTGTATTTAAGACCGCCTGAACTAAATTTTAAAATTGGTTCATATAAATCTTCTCTGATAAAAAGGCATTTACCAACTCTTGCAGAACCAGTAGAACGTTTCATACGACAATATTTAATACCATTACATGTAAACCCATCTTTATATAATTCTGTTCTGAGTTCCGCATTTGTCTTTACTGTCTTAGGTTCACCTTTTTTGTGGTACTGAGTTTGAATCTCTTTAATAACAGATTTATCTTTTTTGTCATAAATATTTACATGCTTTTTAACAAATGGTTTTGGTACATCAATCGGATTTTCGATTTTTTCATTCGTCTTAATCCCAACGATTTCACCATTGCTATTTTTAGCAATACCATCTTCAAATGAAATTTCTCTATAATCATATCCAAGTCTGACAAAAGTATTTTTATTCATTTGATTCCATTCTTTAACAGAATATTTGAATGTGAGATTAATTACATTTACAGAGTAGTCATGTTTTTTGATTCTAAATGAAAAATCATGTTTTCTAAATTTTCTATAATAAATATCTTTTAACTCTATAAGATCTAAACTGTAATCAAGTGTATTAATAAATTTTCGTAAATTATACTGTCCATCTTTCAGTTTTAAATTATATCCTTCTGGATTTTCCTCAATGTAATGTGCTGACAAATAAATATCCTTTGCATCAATAGATGGTATGTAAATTTCTGTATTATTCAATAGTTATACCTCCATATTTAATCTAAATTCTCCCAAAATTCATCTTCAGAATCATAACCACCATAATCTAAACTTTCTGCGAATTCATGAGATGATTTTGTAGATGCTTTGTAATAACATTGCTCTAATTCAGAACATTCTTCACATCTAAAATTGTCGTCAAATTCACATTCCGAAAGTTCATCTACAATCAATTCTTTCATTTCTTCAACATTGTTAAGATTATTATTCATAAAATTTACCTCCACCTATATATTCTCCATTTAATACTTAAATTACGAGGCTTCCCCTCGTATGTTTTCATACGCAAACCCATCATTGGTTGTATAATAAATATGCCTTATTCCAAGATCCTTAATTGCAGCCATACAACTAGGACATGGGCGTGACATTCCATACTCCTGATCACAACGACTTCTGTATATATACAATTTTACTTTTGAGAAATTTATATCCATATGACGGATAGAATTAAGACAATTGATTTCAGCATGAAGCTTTGCGGCAAAGCACCCTATGTTATTATTCTCTCTATATTTATTATAATGTTGTTGAATTGGATGCGTCTTGTTGGTATTATATCCAACTGCAATGACGTGCCCTTGATATACTGCGATACATCCAATGTGAGTTTTGTGAAAATCAGAACAAGTTGATACATTTTTTGCCTTGGTAAAATAATATTCATCAGTTCTCGTCATAGTATTCCACCATTGCACGATTACTTTCAACTGAATCATTTCCAATATCAAAACAATCATAAGTATACTGATACAAGTTCATATATTTGTTCAATCGTCCATTGTTATATAATTTTTCAACAAGCTTACAAATATCAGTCTTAATAGTCTTCTTTGTACTCTCAACATACTGCATTCCGATTTCCTGTGCATCAATCTTAAATCTGTCATCAATTGTATCCCAATGCAACCACATTGACACCTTATATTGATCTAGTTTCTGATCATGAATATATGTACATACCACATCATATTTGCCATCTGGTAGTGGGATAGTAATAGTGTAACCTTCATTCTTATAATTAAACATGCTCAATTCTCCTTTCTCTTGCTTCTGCATTTTCCTTACATCTTTTATCAAATTTCCAATCTGCGATAATATTCTCTACAATATGACCGTTTGCGTGATCTGTGTCTAAATCGTATTCGGTAACATATCCTCCATAAGTATTATGGTTGGTTTTTGTAATATTTTGCATAATATAATTCATGTAATTGTTCATATAATAATTTTTGTTCTCCTTTTTGTTTGTTAAAATTTTTATTCATAATTTTTCAGCTCCTTTTAAGTGCTGTGTTAATTGGTTACATATGTTTATTCTCTGTTTGGATTATGATTTATTACCATTTTTTAATTCTCCAAAAGAATCTACTTCATAAATTTCAAGCATTTTAGAAATAGCCCATTCAATTTCTTGTTCATATCCTTGCTTATTTAACACATATATATTGGGAACATTTTTAGGTGGTTTCTTAGGATCTGGTTGGACGCTACCAACTTCTTTTTTGATTAAAAGAGGTTCTTTGTCTCCAATAGAAGAAGTGAGATAGTAAATACATTGATTGATAGTATCCTTAGACATAGATAAATCCTTTGACATAGTATCTATACTTCTGAAGAATGCTTCAGGCTTTTTTTGTGGTTCTGATAATAATTCATTTCCATTCTTATCTTTTTGTCTGATGAATATATAAGAATTAATGTATAGAAAAGCTACTAATATATTCTCTCTATTAATTGATGATTCATTCATCATAATAAAATCAAATTGTGATGAAGTGAGTTTTGAAAAATCCTTACCAAAATCAAAATTATCAGGAATTATTTTAATTTCAATACCAGTATCATATCCAATAGAATCAAGATCTTGTTTGACTTCAATCATTTTATTATTAATCATATATTCCAATACATCTAAAATTTCTTTGAATGCCTTTGGTTTATTGCGATGAGTTTTATATCCATAAAAGTCTAAAACTTTACGAATAGTGATCCAACTGTAGTCTTCATATGACCTATATTTGTCTATTAAAATATAAGTAATATAAAATTTCCTGCTTATACCAAATTTTGTTTTGATATTTCCTTGGATATAATCATTAGGGAAACGTGTAAAATATTCTTTTTGTTGCAATAAAATTTTTCCTCCTTTATATGGTACTAATAAATTATTCTCTGTTTGGATAATAAAGAAAAAATAAGTTCACGAGCGTTCAGTATAGGTGCATTTTTGCACATGATTTTTTAAAATATGCGAAATTCCATGTGCATATTTGCACATAAACTGAACTGAAAGAAGATATACAACTTATTTAATAAGACAGACTATTCGTAATTTATTCGCTACGCTCATAAATTACTCTTTAAATTTTTATCTAATGTTTTTAGTTGGTCTAATTATTTATTCTCCATCTCAATTATTGTTTTGTTTCAAATCAACATATTTGTTCTTATAAATATCCTCTACAAAAAATACTGGTATTTTATTATGATAACGGTCATATAATTCTTGGCTTGTAATCACAGATCTGCACATTCCTAAAACAGAATTTGTTGTTCTATAATAATCCTTTACAATAGATTTGTTTGCATTGAATCTATTTCCTATTTTCCCACAAATAATACAATAGCTTTGTAAATCAGTTGTAACGTGAGACTCTTTACCAGGAAAACTAAAATTATATTGTATAAGACATTCTTCATAATGATGCTTATGTTTTGTTTTCTTTGCGCTGTCTGATATATTACTTCCTGTGTTCTTTTTATGTTTTGGTATTTCGTTTGGAATATTTTTATTCATATATCAATTCTCCTTATTTTCTCTATGTTTTTTTAATTCTGTAAAAAATTATTAGGCTAAAATAGCGTTTCAAGGCATAATTTTCCGTTTTTATTTTTTAGGCAAGTATTTTATCCTTGAAGCTATTTTCGTTCAAATTTGAATTAGAATCATATGTTTTTCTCCTTAAATCCCAGTATAAGAATTATGCAGGTATGTCATCGAAGATAGTTACATATCTTGTTTCATAATTTCCATCAGAGAGATTATATTTATTTAATAGTGTATCTACAATATTTTCGTATGCTTTTCGCAACGTTAAGTTATGTTCTATTACATCTAATGTGTAAGCTGATTCCAATTTATTCTCATAGCAGTAATCATCTATTTCTTGATTAAGATCTATATCAGGATATGTATTTTGTAACTCCATATATAGATTCTTGTATAGCTCCGTATTGGATATATGAAAGTAATCTGTTAAGAGTTGATATTTTGGATACATCTTTAATGCCCAATATGACCATTTCTTCTTAGGTAGGTTTGATTGGTTATCATGTGACTCCTTTATTGTATTTATTTCCTGCTGCATTGATTCCACCGTTTGTGTGAGAGAAGTGAGTGTATTGGTTACTAAAGCAAGTGCCGATGTTATTTGTGGTAAATTTGGAAATTCGTTATGTCTGTACTTTTCTACGATGTCCCATACCCAATCCATAAACTCATTTGCACGTTTACTTTTTGACCATCTACAAATTTCCATAACACCTTTTTCAGTATAATAGTATGTTTGATGACCGTTTACCAAATTGGTAAATGAGAATTGGTCAAGCCGATCTGAGTGTCTATTATGAATTTTTCCAATAGCAACCATAGGATCAGTGTATTCCAACGCCTGACCAATTTGTTCTCTTGTAAGAAGAATGTCATCATTCATATTCCTATAGAAATTACATGGTAAATTGTTAAATGTTTCTGCTTTAATTAATTGTAAATTACTCATAATTTTAATTCCTTTCTTTTGCGATTTATAGTTTCTGATTATATATTCTCTGTTTGATTTTATTTTTTGCATAAAAATAAGACAGTGCAATTACTGTCTTGATAATTTTGTGTGTAGTTTTATGGTAGCCCCCCCCTATATTGAAGAGGAAGAGTGAAAAATCGTTATCGTAAAAAGTGCTTATAAATAAGGAAGATTTTTGAATTGTAGATGTGGTTTTAGATGAAATTAGGTTTAGATTTAATGGTTGTTGGGTGGATTTTTTGTTGATTTTCGTGGTGTTTTACGATATGAGGTGCGATAAGGGTGTTGGAGAGAGTGGAATGGGAGATTTGGTTGATTTTGTTGGGGGATTGGGATTTTTGATGGTAAAATTTTGAAGTTGGTGTATAGATGAATCAGCTATACCTAATTTTGTATTTTATAAGGGTTTGATCCGTTTTTGCCACCCCCCATTCTCGCCATACTCAAAACCACGAAAAATAAGCATTTTTTGAAGTTTTGCAACGAAAAATCAAAATTTTTTTGTGGTAAGGTGTAGCCAAGCTGAACGGCTGACGAGCAGTTCAGTGAATAAAAAAATTTATTTAAGAAAGGTTAAAAAGGTGAACATTATGAAGGAGTTAAAGAATGCAGTTATCGTTGATGGAGTAGCTTATACAATCAATGCCACAGAAGCAAAGAAAATCGCACAGTTGTTAGGTCTTGGTAAAGTCGCACAGACTACAACCACTACTAACACAACAAAGTCTACAACCACACCTAAGAAGTCGAAGCCTAAGACAGAGACATCTAAGAAGTCTACACGGATTGTCGGTTCTCTCGAATGCGATGGTAAGTTTGTCCGTACAGTCAAGGGTGCGTTCTTGTCAAGCAAGGCGAGATACGCCATCAAGATGTCTGCAACTGAAGACTTTGGTGCAACTAAGCTCAGTAAGGGCAATAAGGTCTACGATGCACTTGCAAAAGAGGACAAGTATGTGCAGATTTACGAGTTCAAGACGGCAGAAGATGCTACAAAGTTCATGGACAATCAGCAGAACCGTATGGCTAAATAGTCATACAACTCGACTAGGCGAGTATAAACCGTGTCAAGCCTAGTGCGTTACCCACTCTTTTGAGTGGGTAGGTCACAAAATCTCCATTCATCATTTTGTGGTGGGTTCTCTATATCTGCATATTTTGACACTCCATTTTCTGTCAAAGTATGTCTTAATTTAACCCAATACATAACACAACAAAATAAAATCGTGATAAGCCGTAGAGGTGCGTCAGACGTTCCCAAACGGTCTATTAAAGTCACCCAAAATTAAAAAGACGCAATGTATAAGTCTGTGTCTATGGGTTCTAGTGAGATAAACCGACTCACGACATCAACACATAGATATAATCCGACTGACAAGGAGGTGTGCGTTAATGAGTAAGTGATAAATAGACTTTAGGTTTCTCTGCCAAGTACAGTGTATGTCTTACATTCTCGACATAACGTTTACAAGAAAGAGTGTAATACGTGGGATATAGTCGCATAGGGCTGACAAGGGTGTTACGGAGCACTCCCAAGTGGCTAGGTCAGCGAATATGAACTCCATATTCGGGAAAACTTGGTAAACCGAGCAAGAAAGTGGTGTCGGGTGGCAAGTACACAATACATAATGTGTAGAACATTATCACATAGCATCTTGGAACAAACATGATAAATGATTGACACAATTTATCATCATAGTATCAACGTCAGATATAATCCACAGTGATTCAAGAGGGTAGTCTATCACAAGATTTCATAAATCTTGTAAGTCTTAGCTCGACTACATCAATTATGATGGGTAGGATAGAGTATTGATTTAATTGGAATATATCATGTGTTGAGTGAGATTACACAAGAGTTAGTGGTAACACTAATGTTGAATGTATCTATCTACATTCGTGTATGAGGTATGAGCAGTACAATCCCTGCCTGTAATATCCTAAACATCTAATATTGTTAGATTGATAGCATATTCTGTAATCAGTTCGAGAATATAAAGTATGTGTAGTTTGACATTCACAGAAATATAATAAACGTCACTGATAAAACCGTATGTCTTGAAATCGGTTTGTATAAAACAGTATAAGATATTCGTAACAGTTGGAGCGAATTAAAATAATAAACTGTTGACTGTATAAGGTTTAGTCACCAAATAACAAGTAATAAGTGCATATACAATTTGAAGCTTGAGTGCTACCCACGAGGTTA